GCTGGAATCTTGTAGTCTCCGGGCTCGCTTTTCTTGGTGGGGGTATCCACTGGAATGCCGTTTGCTGGTACCGCTGGCTCGGCAGGGGTGCCCGTAGCAGGTGCGGCAGGGGCAGGGGGTGGGGCGGGAGGCTCCGTGTACTCCATGGACAGGCCGGTGATCTCATTCAGCTTGGAAACAATCTCCTCCCCGGAAATCACCTTGGCCGTCGTAACCAATTCAATGGCCTTCAACTGATTGGCAATGTCCGTGAGGGTGAGTGGCAGGGAGCGGAACTTGTACTTCTTGATCCCGAGAGCCTTGACAATGGTGTTGTTGATCTTGGAGTCGAACTCGTCCCGCTCCGGGTAGAACACTTGAGCCTCTGCCACCATGTATGCGGTGTAGGCAGTGGCGAAGTTGTAATCCTGTGCCTTGCCCAAGAACATGGGAGGGAGACGGAAGGCTATCCGTACATGCTCCGATGTCTCGGCATCGTACTTCTGGAACATGGAGTCCTGCTGCCGTTCTGCCCCAAATCGCTCCACACGGACCCGCACTGACCCAGCGGAATCGATGGTACCCGAGGTAGAGATAGCCTCTACGATAGCCGCACGGGACCGCCCACCTACCCCAGACAGGTGCTTCTTGAGGTCTGCCCGGAGCTTCTCCCCCAGAGTGCCACCTTCGACAATGACCAGTACCGGAGGGATGCCACCCCCATCAAAGAACTCAAGGTTGTGCTCTTCTGCTTTGCGAGACCCGAGAACAGAAGGCATCTGATTGATCCAGCGGGGAGTGCCGTAGGGTGTCTTCGGCTCTTTGTTGCCGGCAAAGTGAATGATCTCACTGGCCCTCCTCTCAACAGGAAGCCTCTGGCCTTCAGCTACCCAAGCCCCTGTGTCTCTGTCTAGATCGCGGGAAGCCCCGAACTCCTTGAAATACACCTTTTTGCCATTGATGGCCTGAACAAACCGGCGCTCCCGAGTGCGGATGGTGACAGAAACCACCTTACCGGCCCTGACCACTTCCTTGGCCACTGGCACGGCGTCGTCAAACCGAACCATCCGAACATCTTGGCAGTCGAGAAAGTTGGTGAGAACTACATTGTCTTGGGCATCCCTGATGACCTCAAAGTACCCATTACCAGATGCCTCCAGATCGCGCCGCATGGCCCGACGAATTTCGATCATGGACTTCCCGGGGAAGGGCTCACGGAAAAAGTCTTGTAGGGCTACCTTCTCCGCATCTTCATCAGACTCTGCCTCACCCTCCTTCACAAGCTCAATAGAATGTCCGGTGCCGTCGATATTCACCTCCATGGCTTCAATGCACTGTGAGAGGGTGTTGTTCTGCACAGCGATGGCATGCAAGCTGCCCGGCTTGAACACGGGTTCAATGATCCCGACGTTGGAGCCGACTGAGCCCCCGGACCAATACACCCCTTCAAAGGAATCGGCAGGGAAAGCGTCTGACCCATTCGTAATCATGGCCTTGGTGTCGGCCTTTCGCACATCCCCCCCAAGTCTGGTAAAGACGCTCTCTATGGTCTGTTCTTCGTCGGACATGCGGTTCTCCGGTAGTGTTAAGTGGGCTTCAGCTTCTGCAACTTGGCTAGGCTGATAACCCCGTCATCATCTGGAACTCCAACCTCTGAATCAGCGGTGAATTTAAGGGGTGACTCCCAACCAAAGTCCTTCTTCAATGGGAGGTTCTCCATTATATCCCGGAGTCTAGGACTCCATTCTACCGCACGCTCTATCGGGACGTACAGCGATAAGCTGTCATGGGTCATCATAAAGGTGCGAATGTCTTCATTGCCGTACTGCCGGTCAATGGAAACCATGGCCATTTGCATCATATCGGACAAGGTTGCTTGAATGGGGGAGTTGATAGCTTGACGCTCTGCCTTGGACCTCGACTCCCTGTCCGGAGAATTGATTAGGGGAAGGTGACGCACCCGACCAAGGGGTGACCTGACGTAGCTCCGGACCTTGGCAAACTTCTTGGCTTCAGTGTGCCAAGGCAACAGGCGGGAGTAGAGGTCAAAGAAGGCATTGCGGGTATTGAACGCCTCTTCCTCTGACATGGATACCCCATAGGAATTCCAAGCGTACTCCCGGAACCCGATATGCTGCATACCGTAGATCAGTCCGAAATTGCCGGCCTTTCCCCCAGATCGAAGCTCATCCCGAAGCTCGTCGGGGAGCAGCATGAACTCTTCAAAGGAGTACCCGTTCAGGCCCGCAGCGGTTATGGCATGGAGGTCCTTGTTGTCAAGGTACGCTTGGATCATGGTGGGCTCTTCCGCCACCACAGCACAGATACGCAGTTCCCCTTGTGAGTAGTCCAAGTTCAGGATGGTGTAGCCCGGGGGCGCGATGAATGCCCTCCGCAAACGCTTGGACCACTTCGTATGCTTGGGGATAGTCTGAACTGCTGGGTCCTTGGCTGACGTGCGTCCGGTTACTGTTCCGGTGTCGTCATCGGAGTCCCCATAGCCCCCGCGATGAAGCATGAATGAGGGATGAAACTTCCCGTCTGACCGCAAGTGCTTAAGGAACCCAATGACGTAGGTCGAGAGTGTCTTTGTGGCACTTCCGTACTCATTGAACAGGGATATGAACTCGGCAGCGGCTGGGTTGTCCTTGAAACTCAACAGGTGTTCCATGGCCGTTGAGGGTAGTTTCTCTGCCTCCGTGAATAGGTGTGGCTTGAGGTTGAGGCCGGCTGGGGTGAAGAGGAAGTCACGCAAAAGAGCGTGACGGGTGACCTTCAAGTTCTCCGCATACTTGCTTCGCAGGGTTGCCGGCATCATGCCTATGAGGCCGGAATGGATTCTTGAAATCTCCTCCTCCAACTCGGATTGGAGTCGGTGGTAGTACTGGACATCGACATAGATGCCATTCCTCTCCAGTCGCTCAAATGCCTTTGAGGCCGGATGGGTCACCTTGGTGTAAAAATTGACTAGCTTCCTGTCCTTGAGCAGTTGCTTCTTGAAATGCGTAGCCACCTGTAGGGTGGCATCAGTGTCTCCTCCGTTGTATTGAACGATCTCCGGTACAGGTACCTTCTCCAGACAAGAGAAGTCGTACTTGTCCATGCCATCCTCGTAGCCCCCGAGGTTAGTGAATAGCTTGGCATGCAACTTCAAGGAGTTACTTCTGTTCTCGTCAAGTAGAGACCCCACGAGGGTAGTGTCAAACTTGTGGTTTGTGCAGTTTATGCTCCAGCACTGGTTAAGCCAGCGGGAATCAAACTTGAAGTTGGCTCCGCGAAGAGAAACCTTGGGGGTCGTAAGAAGCCAGTTGATCTGCACCCACAGAGACTCCCAATAGGTGTGATCCTCTTCCGGGGTGAATACGTCGGGCTGCACGGGCTTTTCTGATTTCAGGAAGTAGGCTACCTGAGCCGTCCCGGCATCGACAGTGAATGAGCACGATATGATCCAAGCCCCCACAGCGAACTCGTCCAGACCCTTGGTCTCCAAGTCACAGGCCACCTCCACGGGTAAGCCCGTCCGCTCCCAGAGGTAGTCAATGCGATCAATTACCTCGTGAAAGGACTCCACCAGCTTGTAGTCACCAACCTTCGGGGCTGTGGTCCGGGTGTTGTGAAGTCGTACTGCAAGCTGAATATCCCACTGGATGTCAGGGAGGCGGGCATAGTCACGGAATACAACCCCGGGGTCAAAGGTAGTCAGCACCTTAGCCCCTCTGACCATGATAGGAGTGCCTCGGGTGGAAGTGACGGTCCTGCCCTTGGGGGTGACCCCCATGGCTTGGAGAACTGCGAGTGCTTTGGTCCCACAGGCAAGAACTACGTCCCCGGGGGAGACGTAAGGAAACCCGGACACATCCGGCTCTACCCTGTGGTCAATCGCATGCTGGGATAGGGTTGCCCCTATGACTTCCTTGAGGGTCTTCACCTCTTGACTGCACCAGATTACAAGCATGACTCCCTTTCGACACTGAAACCCGCCTTGGGGGCGGGCATGTTTCGCAGTTCTCTTACTTGGGTAGTCGCAGTGCCACCCATTGATTGTTCCGGTACGTGAATGCGGACACGATGGCATGCTTCAATGCCTCAAATACAGCCCGCATGTCGTATGTCTTGCTGATGAACAAGGAGGGCGGGCTCTTCACACCGTCCATCTCCAGCTTGTCCTTGTCGATCAGGTAGGCCCCGGTTGATCGCGTCTTTTCATAGTATGACACGACTATGTAGAGATCACCGATAACATGGGCCACAATCCCGCACTGGTCGTTCATAAAGAACTTGTCTAGGGTGACGGTGACGGGTATGCGGAGACCTACATCGGTCTGCACCGTTAGGTCACGAGACCCGGAAATGGCCCCATCCTTGTACTCCCCCTTGACTTGGATGACATCCAACAGCTTGAACAGCTTTGTGTCTAGGCTAGCATGGTCCATTTGAGTTCCTCTCCGTTATCAGTTCTTTCTGCCCTACCGATACGAACCCCGAAAAAAGTCAGGGCCACTTCGACACGGCCCGGGGAAATGCTGACTACCTCCCCCACGATATTTTGCGGAGTGAGACCCCCAAGCAGGGGGCCCATCTCAATGATGTCCCGCAGCTTCAAGGCTGTACTCATGGCAACTTGCCCCCTCCAAGGATGGTAATCGGGTCGATTGATTCATGGACGTTCTCCATGCCGAGACTGAAAAGCAAGGCCCCGACCACCTTCTTCAGCAGTGCCTTATTCCCTACAGACACATGGGTGCTTGAGTGAGAAGTCTGGAAACTGAACCCAAAGGAATCCAGCACCTGATTATAGGGGCTGAGGTCCTTTCCGGGAGTGGGCTCCAAACGCAGAGACAACTTGTCACCCTTGAGTCGAGCAGCGAGAGCGGCACCCTTGAGAAGGGCCAAGACGTAATACACGGAGCCGGGGCTTGTACCGAAGACTGGAACCCCGCATTCAGTGGCCTCAAAAAGGTGGCATGGCACAGCTTGGTGAAGGTCATTGGCAGTCTTCTCGTCCAACGTGAAGAAAGTAGAAGCGGACTTTTTCATCTTGGTGGTAACCTTCTTGCTGATGGGAGGCAAATCCTGCAATGCCTTCTTTAGGGTTTCTTCGGAAGCCTCGGAGCCAGACACCCCGCCAAAAACCGGCACCTTTTCTGGCGGGACAGTGCTTCCAGTAGTCACCTCGGTGACGTCAGGTGCTGGCTTAGATATGGTGGTCACTGGGGAAGGGGCGACCCCACCAGAATCCACAGCATCCTTCAACGCCGCCTTGATCTTCTCCTCGAAACCGTATTGGATTGCTTGTTTGCTAGCAGGGCCAAGCTGTCCCGATTGCGCCATGGTTATGGCACTCCCCTTGACAGCCACAGTCCCGTATGCCTTTCCACCCAGATAGACCGCGAACAGTCCGAGAGAGTGCTGGGTTATCTGAATACCATTCTGGGAGGCTGCTTCTATCAAGAGAGGATCAACCCCGAACAGCTTGAGAAGACCAATCCCGTACTCTGAACTTACTTTGGTGGTTATTGCCATGTCGTTCCCTCCTTGGATTTACAGAGATTATACCGGATTAGCCGGATTTGTCAAATGAAACATTCTGGCCCCAGATGGAGGACACAGACTGGACAGGGGTGACTACTGCGGTGCCGGCTGGAAGGCTTGGGATGCTCCGCACCAAGTCTAGGGACCTGTTGTACGACTTCATACCGCCATAGTCAGAGGTACTTCCATGGACACGCGGAGGGTGGATTTCCTTTGCTGCCGGGGCTGACGTGATCCCGAAGTTCTTGACTAGAAAATCCACCTGCGCCTTGGACTCAACCGCTTTTTCGCAGTAGTGCTTCCTCACGTAGTTGATAGCGTCGAGTTCCCCAGTCATGGTGGCCACAAGAGCCGCCAATACGGTCCCGGTGCGCCCGTGACCACCGATGCACCCTATATGCACTTTCTTCTGTGCAGTTAATTGCACGGACAGGTACGTGAGAAGGTTCTTGAACTGCGCAAAGTCGCTCGGTGCGTGCATGTCAGTTATGGGGAAATAGAACGAGTCTCCCGGCATCCAAGGGTAGCTTTGCGGGGTCTTGGCATGGCCGTAATCAAACCCCACATACACGTCAGCATCAGACACCACGGGAGACGAACAGGAACCCCCGTAGATCACGAAATCACCGATGGTAAGGGGCGGGTGCCCCTCATAGCATTTGCGATAAGCAGGGGCCTTTGCAGGTGTCGTGGCGGCGGGCCTCAAAGGTAGAACGGATGACACTTTTTTCACGCTAGACATTTCGACCACTGCTCACTTTCTGGACGGTAAGACCCGGCCAAATCTCAAGATACTTCTTGCTCTGCTCAGCCGCTTCCTGTGCTGCCTTCTCTGCGGCCATCTTTTTCTTCAACTCCTCGACTTCCAGTTTCGCCTTGAAAGCGGACGGGTAACCATGGTTGCTGACTTGCATGGTCTTTTCGTTCGGGTAGCTGTGCATGGAGCCAAGCTCTTCCACCAGATACCAATCGACGTAACCGGAGAAGGCTGGTCCAAGGAGGGACAGGCACTTCTTGTACAGGGCAGCTACTTGGGCATTGGAATGCCAAGGAGTAGCTTGGTCAGCCACAAGCTGTGGAATCTGGCCCGACCTTTGGACATCCAAGATACGGTAGATTTCCTTGCTGTACCCACTATAGAACATGCCCTTATTGAAGATGGGCCCATTGTTGTGGCAGAGGGTGAAGGCAGTGTCCAGCATCATTTCTGCCGACAGGGTGCCGGTGACAAACCCGTGCAGCACCTTGGCCACCTCACCCCAAGCCTTGCCGCCATACCCGCCGGAGTATGAGCCCTTGTAGAAGGCATCCACAAGAAACCTAGTGTAGTTGCCGAGAGTGCCTGCTGGCGGATTATTCAGGAACTCCATTGCCGCTGCATCGGACCCGTTTCCTTTGATGCTCTTATGGAGCTTCAAGAAAGACATGGGGTACCCTCCATACCAGTTCGTCCCAGAGCTTTTATCATGCCGGGACTCCCGAGTGCAGATCAGAACAAGGTACATGAACATACGGGTGGAGCGGATGGCAAGCTGCCTGTGGTACTCCTCCACCAGAGGAAGATAATCACCCAGCCTAGCTAGGGGGTGAACCCTCTGCCGAACTAGGGACATGGCGTGATTCATCATGTAGAAGATCACCGCGTCCAATTCAGGATGTCCCATTACCTTCTCACCAATGGGATCAGCGCATAACAATTCGCCGATGTCGTCACCGGAGGTCTTTGCCGCTGCGATCCTCTCAGCTACCTTGGGAATTGACGCGGCCCCAACATCGCGGGCTTGAACCCCGGGCCGTACGCCAAACTGGAAAGACAGGGTGTCTTTTTGAAGAGACCTGCTCATGCTGTAACCCTCCGTGGTTTTACTGTACAACTGAATACTACCAGATTGATCTAGTTTGTCAAATGTTATTTGGGCTTGACCCCAAACAGCATATACATGGCGTACTGCAAGGGGGTGGGCATAGGTGCCGGGACGGGGACTTCTACACTTACCACGGTAGGGCTCAAGAGGTCGTCAATGTACTTGATGACCGGGGCGGTATTGAAACCACGAACATACACCTGTTGCTCCAGAGTCTCGATAGCGTGGCCCATGTAGTGTGCCCGCACGTAAGCCACAGGGTCCGCTGGCACGGGCTTGTCAGTTTTCGTATGGGTAGCGTAGTCCGCCATTACTTTGGCCATGCACCCCATGAACAGGCCGGTCCTGCCGATTCCTCCCATGCACCCGACGTAGACATCCTTCCCATCGTGAAAGGCGTTGATAGCTGCCACCAGACCATTTTGCATGCCCTGCACCGGAGGAACAGAGAAGTCCTCGGTATCCACCGCAAAATCATGATCATGGTTGATCTCAGCAGCCATCTTGATGCCAATGAGTCTGCGGGTGCCGGGGATGTAACTCCGATAGGGGCCCCCGAATACAAACCCATCCAACCTCCCGATATTGACGGGAATCCCCTTGTGCAAGGGTGTCTGCGATTTGCTGATAGTCATTATTTCCTCCTAGATGATGATCTATACTACCTGATTAAAGTTGATTGTCAAACTAGCCTTGGCTCCGGAAGGACTCCCCACGCAAGATTCGGAGGCCTGGGGCTTCAATAGCCACCCGAGCAGTGTGAGCAGCCCTTGACTTTTCTAGGGCGGATTGTACCCGCACCCCGGGAAGGATTTCCTTCCATTCGTCAGCAGTGACGTGGAACATTTCGCCACTTTCGAGTTGCAGTGAGAAACAAGTGGGGGAGATAACATCCACAACAGTTACCCGAGCCCCCTCAACGTAGAAGTCTTTACCCACTCCAAGGGTTAGAACAAGGGCCATTATGCTGCCTCCGAAAAGAAGTCATACCAATAAACAGGACGGGGAATCTTCCCGCCGATAGAGTTGCCTGTAGCTACCTCAACCATGGAACACATCTTTTTGTAAGCATCCTCACCCCCGAAAACAGAAGAGATAACCCCGGGAGTGATCTGGACCGGCCCCTTGGCTTCAAGCAAGTCTGCAACCGTCCGGATATGGCTATGGAGACTGAACCCGTAGCTCTTGAGTGCATCGCAAAGGCCCTTATCCAAGGGCATGAAAGACCGAACGGAAGTCATAGCTGTCACTGCCTTGGGCCATGACTTAAGAGCATTGACAATGATTGCTGGGACCGTGGCATTGTCTTCAGATAGGCCGAACATGGAGTAGAACACCACATCAGGTGCAGGTAGCAAGTGAGCCAGCGGAGTCATGTCGAGAATCACCTCAGTGACTTTTGTCGATGCCGCCAAGGCGAACCCGAGTACCTTGATCCTAGACACCATGGGACCAAGGTCTTGTCCGGGAACTGGCTCGAAAAGAGCCGTGTCAATGTAGATGCTGGAAGACGTGGCCTCTGCCACTGCTGCATCAATATCGGCAGGGCTGAACGTATTGAAGTCCAGTCGCTCTGACACACTACCATGCTTCTGCATACCCCACCCGATGATGCTCCGTACCTCCGGAGAAGACCCGCCAGCGATTACCGGAACATCAACCCCAACCCACACATTTCCAGTTGCCCCATCAAGGGTGATCTTGGTACCTTCCTTGAATGCTGGGCCCGAAGGACTGATGACGGCCTGTGTCATGGCAGGATCAGAATCCCCGATGGTAAGAGCGGTGGCACCGACTACGCAGGACTTGTTCATTCCTCGTGCAACAACGGCAGCGTGAGAAGTGATACCTCCCGTAGAAGTAAGGATGCCTACGGCTGCATTCATGCCGGCAATGTCTTCTGGGTCCGTCTCTGACCTGACCAAGATGCACGGCTCAGTGCAATTAACTGCACGCTCTGACGTGAAGACCGCTACCCCTGTTACCAACCCACCACCCGCAGCGGTGCCGACAAGGTGAGGGGCCATATTGAACTTGGGATCAAGTGAGTTCTGCATCATGGCCAGAAGCTGCTTTTGATTGACGCGGCCAACCGCCTCGTCTTTCGTAATCAGACCTTCCTCTGCCAAGTCGTATGCAATACGAAAGGCCGACGCGGCAGACCGCTTGCCATTGCGAGTTTGCAGGATGTAGAGCTTGCCGTCTTGAATCGTGAATTCAACATCCTGCATGTCCTTGTAGTGGTTTTCCAGAGTGGATACTGTCTCCACAAGGCTGTCAAGGATTTCAGGATTCCACGAGGCCATGTCACTCAATGGCAGCGGTGTCCGGATGCCGGCAACCACGTCCTCACCCTGAGCATTCACTAGGTACTCCCCTACCACCTGATTTTGGCCTGTGGCTGGGTCTCGGGTGAAGAGCACACCAGTGGCGGACTTGTCGTTCAAGTTACCGAAGACCATGGCCTGAACATTGACCGCAGTGCCCCACTCTTCAGGGATGCCGTTGATCTTCCGATACTCCACTGCCCGGGGATTGTCCCACGAGCGAAACACGGAAAGGATAGCGCCCTGCAATTGCTCTTCAAACGTGTCAGGGAACTCGACATTAAGGGATTCAAGCAGGGCGAGGTAGCGAGTAACCACCTGACTAAGGACGCGGGCAGAAAGCTCCGCATCAGTGGCCACACCAGCCGCTACACGCTCTTCGGTCAGGATGGCTTCAAACTTGTCCATGGGGACCCCGAGAGCCACCGACGAATACATCTGGATCAGGCGACGATAGGAATCATAGGTGGTTCTGGCCCCCATCTTCTCAATGTGAGCGTCAAGGTTTGCAGACGTGATTCCCACGTTGAGGATGGTGTCCATCATTCCCGGCATCGATACTCGGGAACCCGAGCGGACGCTGACGAGGGCCAACTCACCCTCCACCTGCTGAATGAACTTAAGGCCCTTGAACACCGATACCCACAGGGAGTTCAGGAAAGCCCCCATAGCAGGGCCGTTATCCTTGTACCCCTTGTACCGCACGGATGCAGAGCATGGAATAGTGAAACCTGCCGGAACCGGGACACCGATGGAAGCCATCTCTGCGAGATTGGCACCCTTGCCCCCGAGGACCTCCTTCATGGAGGCATTACCTTGGGTTTCTGAGCCGCCAAAGGTGTAACCAACTACGGGCTCTACCTTCATGGTGATTTTCACTGCCATTTTGCTTCCCTCCGTGGAATGTACGACTCGATGTACTGATACTACGTTAGTTATTACCGATTGTCAAACGATTTCTGAAGATTGCTGGCTTCATCTTCTGCCCACATTTGCTGGCGACGAAGCAGGGTGGCAAGGGCCTCCTGCACGTCTTGTCGCATGTCTTTGCCAGCCCCACGACCCCCCGCCACCAGAAGTTTCTTGACGGCATGAGCGATGGCAGAGTCGGTAACCCCAAATAAGTCACAGACGCGATACACGTCAATGTACTCAAGGTGCCCAACGTACTTGTGGTAGTGGGGGTAGTCCCCCCGGATGTCTTTCGTGCCTTCGGTGGTCGTCATAGGAATGCCGTGGTAGCTGTAGTTGACATGGTGGGGCGGAACATCGGTGCATCTACCTTGTACTCGTACCCGTGGAGGGCTTCCAACAGCTTGTGACCGTAAGCAATGACCTCCTCTATCTTGAGTTTTGCTGCCCTCTGAGCAGCAATGTCGCCTACAAGAACTTGGGTCAGGAATGAGTCCCCGTCTCTACTGCTAAGGCGTTTGATTGCGGTCTCACGGCTGAGAATCTTGGCATCACAGGCATTAAGAGCCGACTGGTGATTGGCCATCTGCACCCGCAAACTATTGATCATTACCTCCACAAGATTGGAGCGGTCTGGATTGATCTGGTCGAGTACGCTAAGAACCAAGCTAGCTAGGTCCTGATGGACTTTCGCATCAAGGTCAGGGGCCTCTCCGGTGAATCCATCGCGGTCATACCTTGCCCTGCGCTCCGGGTCAGAAAGGACCTCATAGGCTCGGCTCAAGCACTGAAAATCCCCGTATGTACCTCCCCTGTCTGGGTGCGTCTTCATAGCCTTTGCCCTGTAAGCCCTCTTGATCTTTTCCGGCGTTGCGTCAGTGGCCACGCCAAGGATGTCGTACAGGTTTGTCATTGCTCACCCTTCACCATGCGATAGTTCCAGCCAATTGGCACCCGAAAATAGGGCTCAATGAACACCCACAGGTGGTAATTCACCCCCATATCCACGAGACGGGATTCAGCGGGGTAAATCTCTATGGCCTCGAACTCAGGCCCCATGAGCATGTTCTTGATCTGCTGCATCTCTGCCCACGGGTGTCCGGTTCTGCCGTCGAGAGGGATAATGCTCAAATGCACCATCGGAGGCCAGCCACCAAGGTGCGGGACGAATACCCCGCTCTTGGAGACTTGAAACTCGTCATTCACCCACATCTCCTCAGAGCGTGCCTGCTCAGACATGCGCTCGGCAACCTCCATGGAAACACCGTACCGGGCTGCCATGAGTTCAGGGGTAAAGGAGCCCGGAGTAGGGGCTACTCGGATGAAGGCTCTCACTTGGCTTCCTCCGCTAGCCGTTTCTGGTCCTCACGCCACTGGGCTCCAATACGCTGGCACACCCAGAAAACCATCAGGTACATACGGCTACGGGGGTGGGGATTCTGCCACCACGGGTGCCCAACAGCCCCGTCTTTCTTGATTCTCTCTTGTCTCTTGCTCATGTCACACCTTGCTGTGCTTGAACGTGATCTCGAAATGCCCGTCGATCATGGTCCGGTGGGCATCGGCGTAAATGGCTGGGTACCTATCCGCCACCTGATTGAACACATCGTTGAACACGAGGCGAATCTCCTCCTCCGCGTGCTGAGATGTCCGAAGCTCAATCAGATGCCGCAGTGCCCGATGGTTGAAGGTGCATTCAATGTTGTTGGCCACCCCGTTGCCGACGATCCTGCGGAAGGCACTGGTCAGCTTCTTCTTGGTATCGAAGTCTTCCTTGGAGTTCATACGATTGATGCCCGCGACCTCAACCATCTTGGCCAGAATCTTTTCTTGGTGGATCACTGCCTCCTCGAAGAGACCGGCAAGCTCCACGTTCTGCTTGATGATGGTGGGAATCCAGAAGTCAAGGGAGTCTGTCCTCACGTACCTGCCGGAAGTCTGGGAGTACGCTGCCCCGGCCCGATGGCGGACTAACTCATGGGTAAGCACCCGGCTTACGTTGGTGAAGATGAGATTGACCACCACATGCTCAAGAACTGAGCCGTGCTTTTGCCCCACTATACCCTCTTGGATGTAGTCGAAATTGCTGCGGGTGCCGACCTTGGTCAGATTCTTGTTCAGGTCAGTGGAGAAGCTCATGTAGCACAGCTTTCCAGCAGCCTCTACGATCACCTCGGAGTCACAATCAGACGTGGATTCCCACTCCGGGACCCCGATTTCCTCCAAGAAAGCACACATGCCCTCTGGCACAATGCGGGTCTCACCCACTAGAAAAACTCTCGGCTCTACCAGTCTCACGATACTCTCCTTACGTTATACAGTCTGAATGCCCGCCGCCGCTGATTCTGCTGCGTGGTCACGATTGATTGCCTTGTCTGCACTGAACACACCACCATAGCGGGCTTCAAGTTTCTCTACGTTGGTCTTGGCTACATACAGCGGAGGGACCCGAAGAGTCCAGCACACCCGATACAGGCCGGTGACGTACCGGCAAAGCATGTCTTCCAGTTTGGGCTGGTCAAGGTCCTTGCCGTAGAACACGCTCTTCTTGATGGTGTCCGCCATGGCGCACCCCTGAATCAGGAGTTGCATTTCTGCGGTTGATCTATCCGGACGTAAGAGCATCGACTTGTCGAACAGGCTCTGGAACTTGATCCCGAGGGTGTGGGCCAAACAAGCCGCATACCACATGCAGTCCCCAAGCTCACCCACTTTCTGCTCGTTCTGGTGGCTGGCCAACTGGATAAGCTCCCCGGCCTCCCCGACCATTCCCAAAATGCAGTGAAGGACCGTCCGCTGGAAATCATCCGGCTTCAAGGTCTTTACTGCACACGTCTGATACTGATCGAAGTCCAAAAGCTGTGCGTCCATGGTAGTCCTAGTGCAATTAAGTGCAAAAAAGGGGGCTCGTAGCCCCCGGGAATGAATCAGGCCCGTTATGCGGCGACCTTCATCAGGTTGTCTTCCACCGCTGCTTTGGCAGTAAGAGCGACTTCTTCGGAGGCCGAATACCAGACGACCTTGCCGTTGACTTGCAGGTTGAACCGCTTGTCGGTGACCTTACGGACAGCGACTTCGGTGACCTCGACGCCGCTGAGTTGCTCGGCGATCCAGTTCCACGATGCCTTGCGGAGACCGGACTTGACAGCCGGGGTCTTGGCCTTCTCGGCTTCGGTGACTTCCACCACGGTCACGGTGGCCTTGGAACCGCTGCCCTTGATCCGGGACGTGACGGCGAACTTAGTGCCGACATCCGCTGCGGACATGGCCGACTTGGCAACCGGGAAGCGGGGCTTGTCAATCGTGGCTTCGATGACTTCGATAGCGGCTGCGAACGTGCCGACGAAAACCTCAACACCACCGACGATGATCTGGAACGATTTCATTTTAGTCCTCCGTGACTATTGGTACTACGAAATTGCCGGGGCTTGTGTTGTCCCGACCCATGACTAGATACTACCAGAATCAATCCGCTTGTCAAATGTTTTTTAACATCCAATCGAAAATAATTCAGGAGCGGAGGGAGGAGAGCCCATTGCTCCTGTACGTCTTGCGCCACATCCAGATTCGCACACCGCAGTAGGCAAGAAGCAGCGCGAAAATCTTCCCCAACGTCTCTGTGGCCGTGAGGCCCAGAGCAGCTAAGGCAAGGCAGTAGTAGGGGCGAAGCTCGTACAGAAAATTTCCCATTGAAGTCTCCTAAGACTTATGAAATGTCCTCTGGTAACCGAAGGCCCTCATACTGCGGGAACCGTGGCTTGCCACCCTTCTTCACCGGGGGTTTGTACTTGTATTTTGCCAGTTCTCCCAAGAATTTGGAAGGACTACGGCCCACTTCCTCTTGCAGTGCGACGGTAGGGATGAGCATGTTGAACTCGATTCCTGTCACACGATCCTTTGCAGTAAAGGACCCGGGACGACCTGACCCCACGCAATTCTCCTTGTGAGTTGATTTTCGCTTGAACCCAAGCTCATTAACCACGGACTCGTTGTTGTTCACTGAGCCCTCGTGAATGGCAATGATAACGGCCTCTGACCTCAGCCATGCACAGTACCGCAGAAAACTGCCCTCTGCGTCTGTGGAGCGGCCCTGCTTGTATCGTGCGTTAGGGTCCCGCAATACCAGCCCCTCGTACCCCTGAGCCAGCTTGGCTTCGGAGTAGGACTCAAGTTCCTCGTCTGATCGGACGATGGCCCACTCAATCAATTTGACCCGGGGATTGCTGGACCCGCCAACGATCCTGTCCCTCTCCTGCAATCGATCAATGTACGGCATGGTGGGGTGGTACCAGTCGAAAATGTACCAGAACACTTCAGGAATTCCAGCCACTGACCGGATAGCAGAGGTAGTTATTGCGAACACGTCTTCATGGGCGAAGTCCCCCACGATAAGCTCACCGTCCAAACCGTTGAACTCATTCTGGCTGAACAGTCGAGTAGTGAAGTCGTTCCCCAACTTCTTGAGGGAGCGGGCCACAAGCTGGCCGTCTTGATTGATGCCCCGGATGCCATTCAGCTTGGGCAACGCCACCATGCCGTCCCGGCCATAGTTGATGCTGCCGAGTACTGCTTCACCTGCAAGGTGCGGATTGAACTTGCTCATAGTGCCTTACCTCCTAGATTGATGATTTCAATGCCAGCCCCGATGGGCGGCAGTTTCCAAAACTCTGAACCTTCGTACTCCGGGATAGTGGTCCCGAAGATTGCCGCCGCCATGGCCCGCAGGTAGCCCCGCATCACTTTGTAAGCCAGCACGGAGGGGGTGGTATCCAAGTAGGCAAATGCAAGAGCATGGGCCTCCACAATGTCAATCACTGCTGCCCGGAGGAAGTAGCTTGCCGGGATAGCTCCAACATGGCCCCCGGTGCCAAGCTCCTCCATGCTCCAGTAGAAGTCCAACCCATACTCTGCGTACTTATGAACCTTGCCCCGGTAGAAGCGAGTCCGCTCCACCATGTTCCAATGTCGGGGGAGCCCGTCCTCTGAATACCGGGATACCTGCTCTAAAGCATCCTCGTCAGGTACCAAGGGTCCCGGAAGGTCGTCTGTTTCCATCTCAATGATGACGACCTTGTTCATGGCCACATCCTTGGACGGGTTGAGGGCATTCAGCCCGAAGTGCATAGCATAGGCATCAGTGAGATACACGGTGTCGGGGTTCGACTCTATGCTGTGATCCCAATTCGACTTGGTACCCGCATCCCGGGGGAGAAGGCCAGCGGTCTGAATCACCTGCCATGCCTGTAGAGACGTGCCGTGATAGACAAGCATGGTTAGCCATCCTCCCTGATTTTCTGAACCAAGCTGGTCGGGGTCTTGGACCAGTCAGTAACAGGCTCAAGTCCCATGTCCGTGCGGATGGTGTTATACCGCACCCGGGCCTGTTCGATCATGGCCTTGATTGGCATGCCTCTCTTTGCGCTGTTATAGCGCCCGAAGCCATAAGCCCCGCCGAACAAGCGGGACTCATATTCAAGGCCGATCCGGATAGTTGTCTCGCGCACTACAGCACCTCCATGTGCAGTTAATTGCAAAAGGCCCCGAAGGGCCCTTGATTACAGAGAGCCGGCTTCCTCATGGCGGGCCCACGCTACAGCCACCTCAAACATGCCAAAGGTTTTGACCGGGGTCGAATTCCAGCGGTTGCCCGCCGCGTCAATATCGACTTGGAAGACTGTCCATTTCCCATCGTGGAATTCAACGACGAGTTCCATCTTCTCCAACTGAGGAGGATCACCAGCACTGGCGGCATCGTAGGCGATGACAGAAGTCGTAAAGGTTTTTGCAGTGGTCATGGTGCCCTCCGTGGCAGTGAAAAGAAGTCGATAACTGGATACTACCAGAATAGCTCCGATTGTCAAATACTTTCTTCACCATGGGGTAGGGGGTGCAACCACAGGGACGGGGGATCGACATAGGGGCCAATGGCATCTCCCAACGTAGGGTGTCCGTCCATGAGCCCGTAGTACCCAACCTTCCGATGATGCTTGACGATGTACTCGGTCTTGAACGGGATGCCGTAGTAACTAAGGCGGGGCTCGGTCTCTGACCTCAACGTGGAATCTACCACGAGACCGTCCCGGGAGCAGTTCCACGCATGGGCCATGGTATGGCTGGAGGAAACCAAGAGCCCCTCACAGTAAATGAACCCATGGTCCTTTGCTAGCCAGTAAGCAGTCTCGTGGCAGTGCCCGGGGGTACCTACTGGCACCCTTGCTGGGCAAGGCATCCACTTGAACACCCGAGCGTGATTAGCAAGCAACCCCGCCATGAACTCACGCCTTCTTTGCTCGTAGTCAGCATCTACCACCATGAACCCCCGGGGGCGTACTCTATGAACTCCAGTTGGTGCTTACTCCAGAACGGCTCCACTGAGGGTCTCATGGCTAGTCTGCCGGCCCTGCTATGCTGCGGAGGAGTTGATCCTTGTGGTCATTCCAGTACATTCGCCCGCGAAAATCCTTGTAGTTCGCCGATACCTGCTGGCACAGTTCCACTTCAAAAGCAGTGCGGGCTGCTGAGAGAGCATCCCTAAGAATGCTCTCAAATTCGGTGAATGACGTGTAAAGGTCTTCGAGCCGAGGGCTTGACGCGAGGGATGCTACAGTCTTGGTCATTGTTTCACTCCAGAAAGTCTTCAATCCAGAAGGGTAAATGGGCTGGGAAAAACTTAAGCCCGGGGAACTCGTAGAAAAGAGCAGGAAGAAAGCCTATTAGCTTGTCACTTGGAAAAGACGAATGGACATAGACTTGAATGGTGTGCACTACAGGCTCCGTCCACATCTTGCCACTAGAATATTTTGGCTTGGGGACTATAGACAGATTCTCTACGCGATAAACATGCTGATCTACGGTGGGGTAAGCACTGTCAAAAGCACCAGAAGACCAAAGAGGCTTAACCGTACTCGGCCTATCATAGGCAACCATAGTGCCGTTAAAAGGACCACCAATAACCATCAATTGCGCTGGTGATCCGTGGGGGTTGCACGAGTAGTCGTCCAATCTTCTTGCATCCCTGAGCACCCGAATAATTTTGTCTTGCACACTGTCCCCAGCATGGGCCCCAAACTTGGGCACTCTGAAAGTAAAAATGTCCCCCATTATGGTAGTCACCCGGACTCGCAGACAGCCCAGAAGGGTGTCATTCATAATCTCAAGATTTTCTACGGGGTGGGGAAGATCAATCTCAATACCCCCCCAAGCCACTCTTCTTCCCGAAGTAGAATTTAGCGTTTGTAGTTGCCATCACCAACCCTTCTGACCAAATGACCGGGGGACGGGGACCTCATTGCGGCGAAGGTACTCCACGAAAGCTGGGCATTCATGAGGTCTCTCTGTGCCATTGCACACCTCGCACTCATAGCCGTTATCCACGAAGCGGTACATGCACCCACGACACTCTCCTGCTGAGTTGTCGGCGAAGAAGTCCTCCACGAAAGAGACACCGGAACAACGGCCCCCGAGCAAGCGGTGCGGGAACTTGTAGGCTCTACAGGTGCAAGTAATTTCACCGGGCCTTCTCTTACGATAGCGAAGACGCGCCGACTTCCGCTGCACGAACTAGAGCCCCCCACAGATCGATCTTCTTCAAGTGGAACTTGGACCGTATAGCCATGAGTTCTTGGTGCATCGTCATCAGCCTGTCCGGTTGCGGGCATATGGTGCTTTGCCACTCCCGGAAAGCGTGTGCATGGCTCTTGCCAGCCTTCGCCAGTCGCGTGCGACCTGTCCGGATAGCGAACCCCGACTTGGCAATGGTAGCGTTGAACATGGCCCCCCACGCATTTGCATCGGGGGGCTCTCCAACCTCGCGTTCTCGCATGAAGGAAGTAACGTCCTCACCCAAGAAGGGGCGGGCTCGGGTTTGAAGGAACTCGGGCACTAGAGCACAGTACCGACCCCGCCAATCAGCGGGGGCCTTTTCCAGCACCTTGCTCAACTGGTAGGGTACGGGAGTTTCCACTATGCGCTCCTCCCTAGTGAGGTAGGAAACGTCTCATTCTGGGGGCCGCTGGGCCGCTCTGTGTTTTTCTTCATCAGGACCATCCTGCTGGGTAGCCACCCATCGAGACGGCCCCCTTCGGACTTGGTTTTCGGCGTGTCCTCTTCCTGATCGGACTTGGCCCCAGACAGAACTGCCGTCATGTAGGACGTGGTAGACATGCGGTGGTACGCCTTGTCGATTCCCACTGAGGCACAATACTCTTCAACCCCCATGAGATTCTTGAACTTGAGTACCTCCAGCTTACCCTTGGTGCTCTCCAGAGCCAGAATCCCATTGTCCTCGTGGGAGCGGACGGGAACCCAGAACATGAACCAACGCTGGAACTGAATGCACCAGTGGGCTCCCTTGGGGTCGAAATGCAAACGGTAAATCATGGCTGCTCCTTTCAGTGGAAACGACGGAAGGGGATTTGGCAGCAGGGTGCTACCCATATCCACGAATCCCCGGTTGGAATGCTCTTGTCTGCAACAGTGGCTTGACCACGGTACTGCGGTGTGACGGTTGAAACTGGTGCTGCAAACAGGTAGGAGTCGGCTGACGGGTAACTACGCGGGGCCGGGGCTGAGGACTCCACCGCTGCGATGACGTTGACGGCCTTGGTATCAATCCGCACACCCCCGTCGCATGGCTGGGTGGTATAGAGGGGGCGGGCACCATCCCTGCACTTGAACACGTCAGCCGCATTGGCCTTCCCCCATGGAGCAAGAAGCCCGACGATTGCGGCGGCAATGAGGACATAGCCCACCATGCGATCTTGGGTCATAGCACTTCCTCCAGATACTGTTCTTGATCCGGGACGAACAGGGCCTCAGCCTCTGCTTCCATGGCTTGCGTAATGGCATGGGTGGCTGCCTTGACGAAGACGGCAAGCACGGCATTGAAAAGGGTCTTCTCCATGCCGGCATCAACGATGTCTACATCCGGGGGCTCATGCCAGTTGCCCGGGGAATACACTTCCTCTTCCAGCATGAAGTCATTGTCCAGAGGGGTGATATACAGGTACCCACCCACTTCGATCAACGAGTCCTCGGTATCGTCGCACACCCTGTACTTGATGTTCGGGAATTGCGACTGAGCGGCTTTGGCAAATGCCGCTGCTTGGGTTTTCAGGGTCTTCATTTGGCACCTCCTGTGCAGTTAATTGCGTTTCGACAACTGAATACTACCAGATTGATCTGGTTTGTCAAATACTTTTACATGGTCGAACAGGTCATAGGCTGTCTCCAGAATGCTCATCTATTCCTCGGTTTGCTCAAAGGTCGGCTTGGTCGGCCAGAGCCCGTGAAGCTGCTCCGTAGTGTCATAGACGTTCTCGGTGTAGAGCAACGCCCAAATCGTAGTCATGCTTCCACCTCCAGTTGATCCCGACAGAAGGACGCCTAGCTCAAGCATCCAGCTTTTCCGGAATGACCGGGGATGGCTTTCCACTCTGGTCCAACTCGATGATGTCAAGACAGTTCTGTGCGGCCATGTAACGGGAAGGGTCTTGATCTACCCAAGCCCTTTCAGAGGCTGTTGAAAGGACCGGAAGTACTTCTTGCAGTATCTTGTCTTTCCGCTCGACCATGGCAATGAGCGTGAGGATTTCAGTGGGGTACCACCGCATGCCATCGCTGGTAATCAGGAGCCCCTCCTGATGTTCCGCTATGTGGCGAATTCGCTCCAGAAGTTCTCTGTCTTTTTGTTTCATGGTGGGTCTCCGTTAGTACATGGACTGCTTTTTCTTCGCTAGGGCTGCGATCATCGCAGGGCATGAGTGTCTGGCGAGAAGACCATTCACAACACCCACCAGAAGCCACTTAGCCTTTACGGTTTCGGACCCGGGATCATGCACCCATTGTAAGCCGACTTGGTAGCAATACTTGCATTGCGTGGGGCCTCTGGGTACATCGTTTTCCACAAGTCCCCGGAGGTACTTGTCTGTCTTGAGGGCATACGCCTGAGAAGGTGGGGGCGATAACTTCATGGCTTCAGTGAAACCTCGTATCCCCGGGATTCCATGTCGAGAAGAATCTGCCTCCAGTACTTCTTGAGCTTGGTGCGGGCCATGGCCATTTGCTTGGCCGTGAGGAAGCCAGCCCGCATGTAGAACTTGGCGAACGAGGACAGGATTTCACCATCCACCCCGGTGAAGCCAACGCCATTGTTCTCCACGGTGGCTTCGGTGGATTGCTCCGCAGAGGTCTGCTTGGAGTAGATCAAGACGAGGGCCTTGGTAACTGCCACGTCACGGGTTTCCAGCATTTTCTGGATGTCGGCCTTGGTCCAGATTTTCATTTGAGTGTCGGTCATTTCGATTCCTTCCGTGGAAAACAACGCTTACACAAGGGGTAGTTACCAGCCTCTGCTGCCGGAATGATGATTAGATGGTCATCAAACCCGGAGATCATGCTGGCACACTGGGACACTGCTGATCCGTCCCGCAGCATTTCATCCCAATCGTACTTATGGACTTTCCCCCCATCATTGGATATGCACCGGAGGTCCATCACAGGGCCTCGTACTGTGTGAGGTCGATAACCTGCTTGATCTTGGGTTGCTTGTTCGGCTCGTTGAACTCCATGCCTTTGCCGGTGGCGACAGCGGTAAAGCCGAGGGCCCGCAGGTGCTTGCAGGGGAGACGCTCACCACCCTTCTGGTACAGCCATGCGGGGCAGGAGCAGCGGCCATGGGTCATATCCACGGTGTATTTCACACGGGGATTGGACTTGGAAGTTACCTCCACAGTGTCCCAGCCATGGGCAGTGGGCTTCGTGAAAAGGACTTTGTTCGTGGTTGCATACTGTCTCATGGTGGCCTCCGTGCCGTTGATTAGTGGGTCTACAACATAGATACTACCAGAATGCGTTAGATTGTCAAATGGTTTCTGACATTATTTTAAGAGATAGCCCCACATATGTGGCATTGATATGTGCCATAGTGAGGTGGGTTCTTCTTCCCCCTCGTGAGTACGCGCCGCATGTACTGTTGCAACTGATTGCACCGTAAGCACCACTGAATAGAGTATGGAACCTTACGGAGTTTGAAGGTAACGGGTAGCTTTCTATGCACTGTAAAGTACTCCCAGACCCATGCAGTGGGCCGTGGCTTGGTTTCTAACCACATGAATAGGGGTTGGTGCCACCCAACCATAAAAAAACCCCCAAAGGACTTCTCCGATGGGGGCTTATTCCGGCAGCGCCAGACCGAGTTAGGGGTTGATACCTTGGACTTGGGCGACCAGAGCATCAGCGGTGGCCTTCAGGCCATCGAGATCAGCAGACGTGACACCAGCGCCACCGTCAATGGCGGCTTGCAGGGCGGCGATTTGGTCAGATAGAGTTTGCAGTGCAGCGGCAACTTCGGCTTTCTCGGCAGCGGCGGCGTCGGCAATGGCTTGAAGGGATGCTTGGATGTCAGTTACGGTGGTCATGAGGCGTTCTCCTTGAGTGGTGAGGTTCGACAGTCTTTGCACTATTTCAGCTAGTACCACCCTGCTGTCGGGTAGGTGGTAATGTACTACCAGCTTCTTGATACCCATGTAGTTCCTCTCGTGCTGGTCTAAGAGCAAGAGCACAAATCCTACCATGGTTTGTGTACTCTGTCACCTAGGTATAAGGGAGGGTTATTCCAATCTGCCCTTGGTACTTGCCGCCCCTGTCCTTGTAAGAGGTTTCGCAGAGCTCGTCTGACTCGAAGAACAGCACTTGGGCGCAACCTTCCCCCGCATACACCTTGGCCGGGAGGGGCGTCGTATTGGAGAACTCCAAGGTGACGTACCCCTCCCACTCGGGTTCAAAGGGAGTGACATTGACCACGATGCCGCATCTGGCATAGGTCGATTTGCCAAGGCAGATAGTCAGGACGTTCCGGGGTATGCGGAAGTACTCCACAGTGCGGGCCAGTGCAAACGAGTTAGGTGGGATGATGCAGTACCCGGACTTGCTGGCATCCACATCCACGAAGCACGCCGGGTCAAAATTCTTGGGGTCAACTACAGTCGAGTTGATATTGGTGAATACCTTGAACTCGTTGGAGCAGCGAATATCGTACCCATAACTGGACAAGCCATAACTCACGACGGGGGAATAGACTACCCCCTCCGCGCCGACAGAGACGGGACGATTCCTGACCAAGCAGGGGAGGAAGGGGTCAATCATGCCGTGATCTACGGACATCTGGCGAATCCACCTGTCAGACTTGATGCTCATGGCCCCACCTCCGGTGCCGTGAATACCATCTTCTCCAGCTTGGCGATGCTTTTCTTGAGTGAGGCGATCTTGGCGGTACGCATCTCCTCGGCCCGGGCAATGGCCGACTCCGGGGTACGGTGCCAGTCCTTGCCATGGGCGTACTGGTGCCTCCACCCGATGTTACCGTATGTCACCATGCCGGTGTCGAGCACAGTAGCCACCACTTTATCGATCCCGGAAGTAAGGGCGTACTTGGTAATCCATACCACCGTCTTTTGGCTCATTTCTCCCCCCTAAGTAGGGCTGCTGCTTTTTCGGCCTTACGCTGGCGCTTTGCTTCTGCTGCATCCAACAATGCTTGATCGTCCCGAAGACGTTCTGCCCTCCTCATTGTTTTCATAGCTTCAATGCGGGCGTCTCCATAAGCCACTTGCCGCATGTGGGACAGCACACCACCCGACAGATGCCCGGGGGTTTTCTTTCGTGGTTTGAATTTCGTGGTCATTTTTCAGGTCCAGTAGTTGTGCCACCATGGCTTGCAAAGAACGTATCAGAGCCCACGCTTCAACAAGATGGGTGCGGAAGTCGATAAGGTGTTGCTGCATTGCTGATGATTGCCCCGCGTTCCCGGTGCCGTCGCTGGGTCTAATGTTGCAGTTCTGCATTATGTTCCGATTAGCCCAGCAATTTAAGCTCTTCGGATTGTGGATCACAGGTAGTCCTCCCCAAGCATTGACTTCAAGAATTGACGCTCCCAATTAGCATCCCTGCGTCTCCGGAGGGATGCCTCTGGGTCGAGACCCTGCAAGCTATGGTGCTCCAGCTTTCCAGTGAGGAATCGGATGGACACCCTCACTACAGGTGACTTGGTGCCGGGGGTGGCCTTTAGGCGGGAGACTTCTGATTCAAGCACGGGCACACTGAAAGGGACAGTGAGTTCTTTGTCTCTCCAAACTTTTCCGCAGCATGAGCATTTATGGGTAGTAACGCGGACTATGCCGACGATTACGCTGACCCCTCCCACCCTTTTCCCACAGGAAGCGCATTCCACAGCTAGACCCCCTCCAGTTCATTGAAAAACAGGTACGCGACGACTGGTGGCTTGCCGGTAGGGGTCATAGCCACTTTGTACATATCGTCGGTGCCCCCCTTGAGGCTCGGGAGGATCGCCTGTACTGTCCCAACATCACCCTTCTTGCAGATGTACCTCCAAGGACCATCGTCCGCTATCAACCTTACCCCCACACCATTTTTGAAGTGGGGACGATTGATAGGCTTCAGAGCCTCGTAAGGCCGGTACTCGACAATAATCCCCAGAGCCTCCAGTTCCTCGTAGGATGGCTGCTTGGGCTTGCGAATGAAGGTGACCCCCATTAGGACCCTGCGCTCATTCTTCCGGCTCCAGAATTGGCCGGCATATGGCACACCTATCAGTGTAGGGCCCCTTCGGGTTGTAAAGACGTGTCTTCCACCCCAAGTGAGTGGCATCTGCCCGCGCTTGGGACTCTCTACCTGCTGGGTATGGGGATTTACCCCCATCCACTAAGGCCCCACAAGTGTCGCACACCACTGAACAGCCGTACAGAAGACTCATGAAGGTGCTCCAACTATAGGCTCAAGCTCCCACGCATGGAACAGACACGTCAAACGTTTCTCGGGGGGGCGCGGTTTATCCAGCTTTACTTCCACTACCGCATACCGCTTACGATCCTCATCAGATGCCCCATAAGAATGAGGAACCGACCTGATAACTACCCCGGTGTCCCCCACGTTCCAATGAGTGATCCACCCATAGAGGTCGTTGGTTACCCGCACCCTATCACCCACCATGAATACGTTTAAAGGGCGAGAGACTGGGGACGCCTTCTTATGAGTGAGGGTTAAACCCCCCTTACTTGGTGTGGGGGGTAGGATGCCCAAATCCACTAGGGCTTGCGTTTGCCGTTCAGTAGGGGGAGCCTCATCCCCTTTCGGTGCAATTGATTGCACCGGGGCTTTGCGCGTTAGAGTAAGTGCCATTCTAGTCCCCTGTCTCCATTGTTAATGCCCCTCCAAGACGATTCAGCCCGCTTGAGTGGAAAGGACAGAAGGAGCAGGGGGCGAGGCCGGGGCTAGGGTAGGTGGGCTGTCTTCAGAAACGCACAGTCCCTTTGCCCTAGCAATTCTGGCCCATGTAGCATCTTGAGTGCAGGCGTACTCATCCACTACACTCATGGTCATCTTGGCTTTGTCCGGGCTGCCGATAGTGTTATGGACCTGTGCATTCAAGCGGCCCTCACACATCATTCGCAAGAAGGTAGTGGAGAAAGTAACACCAACCCCGGGACCAACCCCACCTAGGGACGTTGCGCCATCGCAAGTATTGCTAGTGAAGATAGACGTGTTTCCCATGGCGGGGGTATTGTTCGGCATACCGCTGTAATCGTGGGTCACGTACTGTGGGCTGGCTATGAACCCTATGCCGTAGGGACTAGGGCCATAGGCGCCTCCACTAGCGCTACCTTGACTACTGCCCCCTCCGTTCCCACCACTACCCCCTGCGGCCTTGACGCCCACCCGAGTCTTGTTGCTGGCCTTGGTGACTACAGTGTTATCAACACGGATGTTGATCGGCGCTGTACTTGCAGAGGAGCTTGCTGAGGCATTTGCCGTCACACCTTCCTTGGGCGGCGTGGTGCTCGTGGCAAAGGCTGAAACCGTACAAGCTCCGAGTAGGAGAGGGATCAGAAGGTACTTCATATTACAGGGACTACTTCGCATAGCTGGGCCTCTTTGGTTAAGTGCTGCTGGTGGTACTACTAGATATCTCTCAAATGCACATCATCTCTTCTGCATTGTGGGCTGCTACTTGGGCTGCGTCGTAATCCTCATTACGCCAGCAGAACTCGTTAAAGTCCAGCCTACGCACCTTCTCATTGCAGGTACCCTGACGATCAACGATGGTCACACCCTTGAGGGTGATCGCAGTAATCGTACCATCATAAATCAAGTTGTAACTACCGTAGGCAGCGAGGTCCCCAACCATGAAGGAATTACAGAGAACGCCATGCCTGAAGATGGAAATACTTTTGCCGGGAACCACTTCAACCATGTACTTGGTTGATTCTGACGGGTAGATAGTGCCGTGAAACTTGCGGGCCTTGGTCATCACTTCGATCAGTTGAGCGCTCATGTCTGCCTCAGTGCAAGTTGATGCGGGAGAGGCGCTCTTCTACCTCATATAGCGCGTCTTCCAAGTCCATGTCCATTTCAACACACATGGCCCGAATAGCATTGACATTGGGGAGGAGTTCAACCCTACCATACAGGTTTTTGACTGTTGCATTAACCACTGCAACTTGGGGGAGGCTCACTTCCCTGATCCACTTTTCAACTCGTCTCATTTTTGCCCTCCGTGGCGGTTTGTTTAGTCGTCCTACAACCTATATACTACCGGATTGGTTTGGTTTGTCAATACCATACTGGATTATTTTTGCGGGAGCTTGATTTCTCTCGACACCCGTCGCAGCACCATGATTGGACTGAGGCGCATAAGTATCGCAGGGCTATCGTGCGGAGGTAGGTAACCCCAGAGGGTGTAAATGTCCTCTCTACTCAACCGGGACACTCGCAGGGTATCACCACTCCGTTTCTCGCATAGGGGGTACTTGTCCACCCAAGAGGATACAGGGGGGAGCACTGACCCTGCTGAATTGGTGTAGCCAAACATGGAGTAGAAGCCCGGGTGCATGATTCCCCGCTTCTGTGCTGCCGGTGCGTGGAAAGCCACGTCGGGAAGAATGGCTGTCAGGGATGAGTTGCACATGGGAGATATGAGGGACACCAGTCTGTTTGATGCCACCAGTAGAAGGCGACGACCAAGCACAGGACACCCCCAGTCAGGGAACTTGATGTCATACAGGCGGGTCCTCTCAAAAGCATACTCCTCCGACAGGTAGTCCATCAGGTCGAGAACATACCCCTTACCCTTGCCAACCACCATCTCCTCGTAGGGTAGGTCGATGATTACGGTGTGGTCTTCAGGCCCTACATGCTCCCCTACGGCATTGAAGGGGTAGGCCAGTGCCTCACTGAACTCATGCTCAAACCCGGAGAGCCCAGACTCCACCAGAACCACCCCGGGAGGCACGGACAATTCGTCCCGCACTCCGGTGAATGAATGGACGTGTATTCCTTTTTTCATGACTACCACCTGTAGTTGCACTTGTTGCATTCGTGCGTGGTTTTGAGCGGACCTACTTCAATGTTCCCGGCCCCTTGGTGAGTTGGTATCGTGAGGATCATGCCCTGCTCTTCCACCTCAAAGCCTGTCAAGCTGAGGTCGAATCCGCTGGTGCTTAGGTCCTTCATTTCCCGGCGAAGGGCTGTAGCATCCCAGCTTCCGGTATTCACCTCGTTGTCTGCCACTCGCAGGTACTTGGCTTCGGTCTTGGTGATGTGTCGTACAACCACCGGCACGGCCTCCATTTTGAGCCGCAGTGCGGCCTCTCTGCGCCCGTGGCCCTTGATGATGACCATATCCTGATCGACTACTATGGGCTGGTCAAAGCCGAATTCCTTGATGCCTGCCATCAGGGTTTCTAGCTGACGTTCCGGGTGGTTCTTCGCGTTCTTCTCGTAAGGAATGAGGTCCTTTGGATTCAGATAGACGACTTTCATCGCTCCTCCCAAAAAGTGTTCGTGCAGCGGGGGCAAACCAACATCAGCCCCTTGAATGACGGGGCCCCGGTCCCGGATACCTCTACCTTATTCTTCTCCCCGGGGGTAGGCTTGGCGGGCTTTGTCTTGAGGAAGTCAAACAGGGCCTCTGCCCCGGTACCCCCTTCATGCACGAAGTCAGCAAGCTCCGATTTCACGACATCGAAATCAGTCTCCCCGAGTTCAAACACGCGATTGTCTGCTATCCGGGAGGCTTGAACTTGCTCTGGCGTGAGGTCGTCTCGGACAATGACCGGCACTAGCTTGCGGTTGGCGTACAGAGCCGCCATGTACCTGCCGTGCCCCTTGATAATCACGTTGTTCGCATCGACCACGATAGGCTGATCGAAGTCATACCGGGCAAGCAGGTTGGCAATGTCGGCTACGTTCTTCCTGTCATGCGTCTTGACGTTCTGGTAGTAGGGCTTGAGGGCCGTGGTCGGCAGAAAGTAAATCTGAAAGACGTGCGGCTTCACTCCTCACCTCCTACGACTAGATTTGGTGGATTCTTGTGAGCAACTATAAAAGTGTCTCCATCAGGGATTATGGAGATTGACGCTGCCGGGGGGATGCTGCTCATGTCTCCGCAAACTCTGATAGGACCGGAAACCGCCAGTACCGCAGAAAGAAGCCTACGCAAGGTAGCTACCTTACTGCTTTCCGCTCTGGCGAGAGACTTCAGTGAGTCGATGTCTTTGGCCATTCCAGCGTACATGAGGGCTTGTTCAAGGGAGGTACCCATGACTAGCCTCCCTTCACCACTTTGCGCTTGTTGGGCACCCACGACTTGGAGTAGGGGACGTTTGCCACATCCTTCTTCTGGAAGATGTTCTCCATGAGCAGGGTCTCTACTTCGTGTTTGTCGGCCCCGATGCCCTCGCAGATTTCAGGGATAGTCACCCCGAAGTCGTTGTGCAAGGCAGCAACAATGTCGTGCATACGGATGGCCATGTGATTTCCCTTGGCGCGATTGATCCGAATGGTCAGCATCATGCGTTCAGGCTTGGTGAGTTCAAGCACCACCACAGGGACGAAGCCCTTGGTCATGTGATTCACCTCCGGGTCTGTCTTGCACAGGGTAAAGCGGTGGTACCCGTCGATTACCTCGTACTGCCGGTCAGGATCGTCCGGGTCATGAGATACCAGAATGGGCTGAATCCAGCCTTGCAGCATGAGGCTGAGTTTCAGGAGTTTCATCTCCGGGGACATAACCACATTGGGGTTATACGAGTTGGCCTTGAGGGTGTTGGCATCAACCCACTGAATACGGCTGACCGGATGATTGCCGCGCTTTGACAGGTCGGACATAAATGCTCCTTGTTAGTCCCAACAAACTTCGATAAGGGTTGAGTCTGGTTGCAGAATGACCCCGCTGAGGGTGGTCCAGTCTTTTCCGTACTTCCCGTAAATGGCTGGGTCCGGGGTATGTTCCCCACCCGACATGACGGTGGCTACCTTGGCGGTACCCTTGTATGCAGTTAATTGCACCGAATCCAGCCAAGGGTTACCAGAGGGAGCATCCTCAAAATAGGGGATGTCCTTTAGACGGCCCGCCACAGGGAAGAATGCCCCGAGATTGGCAAAGCGGGGTGCTAGCTCGAAGAGGTTTCCTTCAGCCACCCTGCGCTTCATGCGCTTGAACCTGTTCGGGAGTTTGTACCGGACGTGCATCATGCCATGGCAGGTTGGGCACAATGGCTTGGTTATCTCCACGTAGGTTTCCCAAGTTGATCCGTATTCCTCAGCGTGATAGGTGTTCCACCCGTCTTTTTGATGCTTGGCCCCGCACAGAAAGCACGTTTCAGGGACCGGGAGTTTTCCCTTTTTGAGGTCAGCGTAAAACTTGTTGCCCCGGACATCCCGGATTGTTCCTATCCAGCCGTTGTATGCAGGTGATGCCATGAGTAGTGTCCCCTAAAACTCTATACTACCAGATTTGGCTGGATTGTCAAAGGGATTTCACCATATAGGCCACGCCCTTGTTGCGGGATTGAACCTTAAATCCGTCCTTGGTGTATTGAGGCTCCGACTTGTCGCCAGCATAGGTAGATGCCTTTGAAGCCCCGGACTCCCCGGCTAGATCAAGGCGGGCATCGCACAGAGCACCATACACTCCCATGCGACGATACTCGGGAAGAACCACGTCACTCTTGAACCGCAAAGTTCCGTTCGGTAGGACTGACAGGGCGACAACCCCTACAGCCTTGCCACGGATGTACCCGAAAATCCACTGCGTCCCGGGGTTGTTCCCCCACGACATTCCGGGCTCCTTCTTGAATGGGGCAAGGGTTGCGTACAGTGTGGGGTCGTCATACTCAACAAGCTCAACGTGCAGGGTCTCCCCGACGATTTCATACTCGCGCTTCAAAGTCCAAATCCTCCTGAGAAGGTGCAACTACAAGGGGGACGTTGCCCCAGAAAGTGCCACTGGCGATAGCCCTGAACACCCGCAGTACTGCCATGTTGCCAAGGGGAAGGCCCCGTGCCTCTCCATCAAGACGAGTCGCCTTGGCGCTTTCCACGTACTGAATTGCGTCGTCAAGGAGGTCCGGGCCCACGTAATCCTTGGCGAACTGCATGCACCCGTCCATGGTGTGTTCGTAGCCCTTCATTAGCTGGTCGTAATCAACGTCCTCACCGTACCTGAACGTCGTCTCGATTTCGGGCATGAGAGCCACGAGTTGCTGGTAGAACATGGGCTCCATCTGCTTCATGCGGTAAAGCTGGCTCTTGGCTCGGTCATGGGTAACGGTTGAGACGCGGAGTAGGCTACCTGACCATGCTTGCAGGTCATAGACCGGGCAGTATTCAATCCCCTGCTCATAGAACCACTTGAACACGTCGTTCTCTGTCCAGTCGTAAATCGGCTTTGCCATCCAAGTGGTCTTGGTAGTCCGGGAAATGTAGTTGTCTCCCACCTTGGCCGTCACACCCATGAATCGCTTGAGTGACTCGTCGGCACGAACACCAGTGAGGATGGCTATCTTCCCCGGGGGATTGAAGTACCCAAAGGTAGCAGCATCAAAGGAGTACTCATCCAGCCCCGAAGTATCGATGCCCAATGAACGCACTGCATAGTCCGGAGGTTGCCGGTGCCACTGGCGCTTCGGGTCCCAAGCAGTGAAAGGCAGGTAGCGACCCATAACGTACTTGCCTCCCTTCATGGGCACTGCAAGCCAGTGGAGATCGTATTTCCCTGAATCATGCACCTTCTTGACGAAATCAACTACGGTATCGCTGATTACTTCTTCGTCTCGAAAGATGACGTGGATTTTCTCCTCTATACCAAGCTCCCGATAGACTTCCTCAAGGAGGGTAAGGACCACCCACGAATCCTTACCCCCAGAGAAAGAGACCCAGAGAGAATCGAACTGGTTTATCAAGTAACGCAGCCGTTCCTTGGCCGCGTCAAGAACATTGATGTCGAGATACTGCTTCTCTCTGAGCTTTTCCATCAGGTGATCCTCATGGCCTGACGCTTGTTCCAGTATTCCTTGTCCTCAAGGAATGCAGGACGCCAAGTGTCCCCCTCAACGTAGTAGTTCATGGGCATCACCATCTTGACCCCCTCCGTCACTGCGAGGCCGGCGTGTTTGATGTCCCTCCCGCGCATGAGCAGGATGTTGCCACGCTTGGGGAAGACGGTTGTCAGCCGGCCCTCGTCATTGCGACGATAGGCCCCGGTGGCTCCGCTGGTTGGGTTGTCATTCAGGTACAGGAGCACAGTGATAGGCTGGGTATCGTAGTGGTACTCCTGCTGCCCTTGATTGTCCCGGTAGATCAGGGCCAGCACTGAGCTATCAAAGTACGGGGACTGGATAGCCTTCATGCCGGTAATGGCCTGAACGAGTGGCAGAAGGGCATCGTACCACCCCTGAACAATCGGCGTGAGCATCAGAAGGTCGCTGTAGTCGAAGTAATCATACCTCGTGATTCCTCCAAAGGTGAGGGTGTCGGGATCGCCCGGGGCATCAATATCTACAGAGCCCTTGGGCTTGCTGGCCATGAGGGTGTCGAACACGCTCTCCACAGAAGCGTCCGGAAGAACACCCTCCAGAACCGTCAGGAAGTTGGTCTGGAATTCGGCAATGTGCCGTTGCAGGTCAAGCATTTTCTTCTCCCTTCAGAACTATTGCAGCATAGCCGGTGCTGTACCCGACATAGCCGGCGAACGTGTCTCGCATCCAATCGGACTGGCCTTGCAGGTACAACTGCACGCCAACTTTGGCCACGGAATAGGCATGGTCGGCAAAGGGCAGGGTCGCTTGCTTCTGCACAGTCACCCCGCGCAAAGCGGAGATAATCATGGCCTTACCGGAGCACTTCTGATCCCCGGCCCCAAGAAGCACCCGATAGTGGTCCCCTTCATCTGTCACGGCATAGGGGAAGAACGGGTACAGCTTGCAGTCCAGTGGTTTGTCAGTCACACAGGTGGCTGGGTCCCGCTGGCAAGTGATTCCCTCGGTAGCAGTCCCCACGGTAGGAGACCACCCGGAGGTATCACCGTTCTTCAGGTATTCCATTTCCCCGGGGAGGAGGCCAATCCAGTTCCCGAAGTGGAATTTGCAGCACTGGCAATTGCCCTGCTGGATGAACATTCCGCACAGTTCCATGGTGCCGTCCCCCATGGTGGCGTGCAATTCTTGCAACTTCAACTCCCGCTCGTACATCATCATTTCCTTCACAAAACCCCCTACGATTGGGGCGAGACGGACTTGTTGCTCGGGGGTTAGTCCGGCCCACCCATTGAGAACTCCGAAGCACTCCTCGGACCCGCAGAGGCAGGGCATGCCTCCCTGCGCCTGATTCATGTCCATGGTCATGTAATTGAACGTAAGCTCGTCCCCGGGCTCTAGATCACGCAAGGCGTACCCGACAACAAAGAAGCCTCCGAGCTCATCGCAATCCACGTCCAACCGAATAGACGGCTCACAATGATGATTCAGGTGCTTAATTGTCGGGTCATACAGGTGGGACCAAGCCCCAACTTGAAGGGTGAAAGGCGTGCATCTGTCTGTGAGGTCTTCCGAAGTGAAGGGTACCACCAGAACCCTGTCCCCAGCCTTGGCGCTGTGAGAGATGTGCAGCCCATCATCAACCAGCCCATTCTTTATTACGGGGGGAGTCACAGTTTCACCTCGGGAAGCTCAGAGATGAAATCGGTAACCCGCTCTGCGATGGTCTCACCTTCCCGGTTCGCCTTCAGCCACTTGATGAAGCTGCTCCACTTGGAGTGCTGATCCTTGTTGTCAAAGATCATCACGTACTGATAGGTGGCCTGAATGTCTGAGGTTGTGTCCTGCGTGGTAGCGTGGTCAGGAGAAGCGTCGTCAGGCACGTCTGCGGGGCCGTCAGTGACTTCGGAGCCCTTGGCCGATACCTTGGTAGCCATTTGAAGCTCAAAGCTCTCCAGATCGCCCGTAGAGAAGCCTGTCAGGTTCAGGTCGAATCCTGATGTCTGGATGTCTCGAAGCTCAGTGGCAAGGGTGGCCATATCAAACCCAGTGCTCAGAGTAAGCTGGTTGTGAATGATCCGGTAGGCACGAATCTGTTCAGGCGTGAGGTCTTTGAATACGAGGGCCGGGACCTTCTTCATTCCCATAAGCCGCAGTGCTTTCACCCGACCATGGCCCTCCACAATCTCGTAGTTCCCATCCACTGCGATAGGATCGCGGAAACCGTACTCCTGAATGGAGGCGACGATCTCTGAAACCTGCTTGGCCGTGTGCTGCTTGGCATTGCGTGGAGACTCAACTACGTCCGCCAGTGCAATTAGTTGCAGTTCAAACGGAAGGGACTCGTCCTTCTGGATGGGGGCGGATACGCCCTTAACTGCCTTGGTCTTGATTGTGACTGCCATTTCCAACCTCCTCTACACGCTGCATTCGATCAATGAAAGTCTGAATTGGGATATTGAACATAGCCCAAATCTCACGTCGCATGGTGAGTCCATGCACTACCCCTGCTGAAGCATCCGACACGTCTTTTGACCCATTTGGAGGGTGGTCAATCTTCCCGGTCTTGTTGTCCTTCTCAAGGGACAGGAACTCAGTAAGACAATGCTCGTGAGCCGGTGCCTCTATTCTACCATCGTAAAAAGCCGCCTTGGTTAGGTCATAAGGAGTATTGGTCACGTCCATGGACTGCCTACCAGCAATGAAACCCTTCTGCTTCAGTAGCTGAATGGAATCAACGGACTGAAATGAGTCGAAAGTCACCCACTGGATATTCATGCCACGGTCCCGCAGGATGTACAGGATGTCCCTGATTTTGTAGAACAGAATCTCGTCTCCCTTGGGCGGACGTACTCTGAGCATGCCGTCAAACCTGATGACCGGCATTACCTCGGTTTCCTTGTGCCCGCCATTTACCCGGGTCGCTACCTTGAACCCGGGGACGTGACCGATAGCCATCCCACAGGAGTCGTTTGTCACCCCCAAGTCAATGTGCGCCCACCGTGGTAAATGGAGGTCTTTTACATGGCCCAGCCGCAGGTGTAGCTTGGTGGATACAAAGTCTGTCTCGTTCAGGGTGAAGATGTTCTCCACCTTACCAAAGCACTCATTTACCTTGGCAACGTTGAGAAGGAACGGGTATCTGGCTAGGGTGCCCACGCCGGCTATATCCCGGAGGGCTCCGATGATGTCGTCTTCAAAGTCGGTCTTGTACTCAAGGGGTACAGACACAACCATGTGAGCATCCTCTGCGTCCGTCTGCTCGTCGGGTGCGAGAATATGGGCCTTCCGAGTCAGGTCGCCCACAAAGACGCTGAACCACCCACTGTTGAATGTGCCAGCAGGCTTGATGTCCCACACACGCTTGTCGTAAATGTAGATTGTGGGGTCAGTCTTCGCCTCCTCTATTTTCTGGTCCGTGAATTCTCCGGGGTATCTCTTGGAGGACACAAGGCACAGGATACCGGGCATTCTCCCCGAGTCCATGAAGCGGGACTTCCTACGCCTTGACAGACCATCGTAGATTGTCCGCGCTTGGTTATAGGTGCCTCGGTCAATGCTCTTCTTGGACTGGTGCGTTATGGCCATGAAGTTCAGTTCGTCAATGATCCCGCCGATCACGTTCTGGCCGATTGATCCGGTGTCTGTGCCTATAGATTTCACCTCAATACGACCCGGGAACTTCAGGTACTTACGCAAGCGGGCATTGAACGGGAACACAGTCCGGAAGTATGCCGACTGCTCACAGATTTCCCGGAAGCGTATGTAATCAACCGCGTGTGCCAAGCTCCCACTCATTGACTGGAAAATCAAGAGAATCTCGGAAGTCGAATCCATGCCAAAAGTGCTATGAGGGTCCCGGAAGCATGACAGCAGGTAAAGCTGGTACGCGAGGGTATAGAGGGCACTCGTGGTCTTTGCGCTGTTGCCAGTAATGAAGACCCGGCCATTACGGCGAGCAATGAAAAATCCAGTCTTAGTGGCAAAGCAGTACATAAAACCGTCTTCTGACGGAATTCTACGGATAGGTGTTTTTGGCACCCCCTGCATAGTTACTTCTGTGTTGGAGTTAAATCTAACCAACCACGTAGGAGAAAGGCTGCGTGAGTCGTACTCCATGACTGTGCGGTACCCTGCTGCGGAGCCAGCATAGCTCATGAAGTCAGCCTCCTCCTTGAGTGTGGTGCAGAAAGTATTTTTATTCCCATCCCAATGAAGGGACTCCTCCACCAACACACGCAAGGATTCAGAGGAAAGCCCCCAAGCGAATGACGAAAGAAGTTTAATAGCCACCGGGGCCTTGAACCCAAAGCGAACATAGCCAGCACTATTCTTCTTGAACTCAACGTACTTGATTCCCGCCGCAATGAGAAGCTCACGAGCCCTCTCTATCTTGCGGTGCTTCTTTAGGTTCAGGTAGCACTGCCCGGTGGATAACGTCCGAATGGTAGCATCAGCGCACACCATAACTTGCACCCGTAAAAGGGACTCGTCTGGATCACGCCCATCTACTTGGAAGGTGGTAAGGAATTTGCCAGAGAACCCTTTCACTGAGCGTGCATGGCAGGTAGCAATCTCTTGGGCCGTGCGTACCTCCAGCCTACCGGATTTTGGCTGGCGAAATAGGACGCGATGCTCTGAGGACAGTGCCTGATCTATACCGTACTTGGTTTTGAAGTGAAGGAACTCAGTGCATGACCGTACTTGGTAGTGTTCCGGCACTCGAAACTCTGCCTTACCTGTTTGGGAGTTGTACTCCCCTACTTGCATTCCCTCCTTATAGGCATCCATTCGCACCCACCCTGTAGGGGTGAGAAACTCTGTATCTGCTGACAAAGGACCAATGCCCCCGGTGAATACCACTTCAGTGTAGGGGTTGGTCAGTCGATACCCGTCAGGGTTGTTGATCTTGATTAGCTCTTCAATGACCGCAGGGTAAATTTCATTTCGGGGGCGGGCAAGGAAGTCCCCACTGAACATGAACTCTTCAATATCCGCAGGATACCGCTTCAAGCCCAAGAAGAGGGGAAGCTCAATTACATTCACCCCAGAGTCGTATTCATCCACTGCCCGGAGGTAGTGTTCCTTGAATGTCTGATTGCCTTTGGCAACAATGGGTATCTGGTCCCGAATGAATGTGAGCATATCCGGAACAGACATACCGTCTAGGGGGCTCGACATAGCTTAGGATTCTAATGCGCGGAGACGGGCGAATTGCTTCAAGCGCAGGGCCATGTCAAAGGTGATCTCCTCTGCTTCAACTACTCTGGCGCTTGCTCCATCCACCATGTTGAAATTGCCGGTGGAAACCATGCCCCGAACAATATGCTCCACCACGGGGGCGGAATAGACCCCGCAGGATGCCAAGAAAGCATTCTTGTCTGACTCTGCTTTCAGGGCTAGGGACATGGCCCCCACTTTTACCCGGGGATCAGTGATACCGGAGGAACTGCTCATGGTCAATGCCATGGAGCGTACTTCATCGTAGAACGCTAGGGAGTCTCCTATCAGGTAGGGAACATCTACCTTGGAAACATCCAGACGCATGCGGGCGTCGAGAAGGTTCTTTATCCGGTAGTACATGGCCACGCCGATGTTCAGTATCTTGCGGATTTCCTCCGGGGATACCTTACGGATGAGCATGCGGTGCATGAGCACTATTCTGGCTTCTTGCTGTTCCAAGTCGAGACGGTGGCTGAGGTTCTGTGCCCTCTCTGGCTTGGGCTCAATGAACTTCTCCAGTTCCTTATCCGTATGGTCGTGATACTTGCTCAGGGACTGTTCTAGGCTTTGGGGGGTCTTTGCACTCTTGGGTTGGGTTCCCGCCTTTGTTGGCTGCTTTGTACGGGTTTTCTTTACCCCCGGCCCAGAGTTAGGTGCCGTAGATTGAGGTACTTCTGCCTTCTTGGTGATATGAACTGCCATTGAGTACCCCTACACGATCTGTTCGAACTGCTCTACTATTTTGTATTCTACCACCCGATTCTAATGATCGTCAAACGAGGGGTCTTTCCCAAGGATTGTTGGGGTTTTCGGGTTGTGTCTGAATTCATGCCCGTTGATAGTGGAATCCCAAAAATACACTATACAAATGAAGAGCCCCCACTGCGGATAAGGTTGCAGTAGGGGCCCAATGGAGAATTGCGACTATGGAGGCTGGCTCCACATCCCCCTGCGCTAGCGAAAGGAAACATCAGCCCCCGCTTGACGAAGGGACCACCGCTAATGCTATACCGCTTGAGCATCCGCCGCAACATGTTCCTCGATGCGCTCCCCGGTGGCGTCTTCCACAACACCACCAGCGGCGATGTACTCCACGACATCCATTGCGGTTGCCGTGCGAATCTTGTACTTGCCCTTGACGACATGGCTGAGAGCTTGGCCCTGACCATTCGCTGTGACGAGGGTGAGCTCATCATCGTTTTCCACTGCATACACTCTTGCCATCTCAATCTCCTATTTATACTGCGGTTAATAGTCCTTGATATCTCGGACCAACTATCCCAACATTAGACCGAGAAGGCTCTACTGCTGAGAAATCTCTCTGTCACGACCATGGCTCTCTGTTCAGTTATGGTGGTCATGGTCGTGCAATTAGTTGCAAATTCTTGGCAGTTTTAGTTTAGGAACGTCACAGGTCTTTAACCCATTCCGCCCGCGTCCGGTCTGCCAACCGAATAACCACCTACTTTGTGTTTTACTTGCGTGTCGCTATGTCGTACCCGGTGTATGACACTCGCTGCAACCACCGCTCACCACTGGAGAAAGTGCCTCCGCTGTTCTTGAAACTCTAAATAGGTGGCGGGCGAAAGTGCCGGGACTACCCCGTTAATTTCGGACCTATCTAGCTTGCGGATGGCAGGAGGGGGGGGGAGACCACCCGCGCCTGACCAGTCCGACGTTCCTTTCGCCCACCTTGAAAGGTACTGGTGGCCATGCAATGAGTCGGTTTGCGCCGCTGAATCTTGGCCCTCATGAGGCCGGTGCTTCCAGCAAGCTGTTCTCTACGCGCCAATACCCTTCAAGGTGGGCAGTCCGGTTTTTCCCGCAGCAAGTTTATCCCTCACTTGTTGCCCGGACTACCCGTTGCGGGATTACTCGTCCCCGCCCTCCCCGTCATCGACGCTGGCCCCGTTGTTCGCCATGGCCTTCAGCTTCGTGCCGACCTTGAACCGGACAGCGGTGTGAGCCGGCACCATCACCATGGTGTTGGTTGACGGGTTGCGCTTCTCGGCAGCTTCCTTGGCCGTGGAAATGAACTTGCCGAAGCCCGGAAGGACGACTTCTTTCAGATTGGCCATGGCCTCGCCAACGGCTTCCTCGTAGGCCAGAACCATGATCTCGGCGATAGACAGCGGGACAGCCTTGCCGGCTGCACGGACCTTCTCTTGGATGGCCAGAGCGAGTTCCTTGCGGGAAACCTTCTCAACCGGAGCGGTGGGCTCGGGTGCCGGGGTCGGTGCCGGGGCGGCTACCTTGGGAGGTGCAGACTTGGCGGCGGCAGCTTTGGGGGCGGAGGCCTTCGGTGCGGTGACAGCCTTTGCAGGGGTGGCCTTCGGTGCAGGTGCAACTTCCGGAGCAGCGGCTTCCGGGGTGTTCTTCTTGATTGCCATTTGAATCTCCTTCGATCAATTACTTAGGTTTTACTTCGCGTAGTGTGCAACTGAAACATTTGAAACTGTCCCGATAGCCTCCCAACCCCCGGGGCCCATTATAGACAGGACCCCGAAGCCTTGGAAAGCCTTCTTAGGCCCTTTAGCTGGGCAGTACTGCGGAGATTTCCACGTCGGGAAAGACCTCGGAGAAGACGTTCAGCACCTCTTCCGCCGACTTGCCCTTCATCAGCTCCTCCAGAGACACCTTGAGCTTGGACGTGCCGCCAAGATAGTCGAGGCAGATGTTCTCCAGCGCCACGGTATCGACCTCGGTGCCGGTCTCGTGCTTGCACTTGTCCAGTGCCTCGCGGATTGTCGCCTTCTGGTCCTCGTGGAGCTTGAAGGTCATCGTAGTCGTCTTGGGAGACTCGGTAGCAGCCGGGGCCGCAGAGTCACCTTCCTTGACGGCAGCGGTGCGCTTCTTGATGAGGTCCTGAATTTGCAGGGTGGTCAGGCCATTGACGGCCAACAGCCAGTCATCGACGTTTTCCTTGGTCAGATGCGGTGCAAGGTCCTTGAGCTTGGTCCAGCCGAGGTGCTTGACCTGATCCCAAGTCACGCCGGATTCCACGAGGCCAGTGTAGATGCCAATCAGGTACCGGGCCTTGCGATAGCCCATGTCCGTCTCGGAATCGATGTACTGCTTCATGTTCTCGAAGCCCTTGTCCATGAACCAGCCCATGGAGGCGATACGAGACAGGATGCCGCCCAACCGGAAGCAGTTCCGGTCAATGTCATCCAGCAGCGACGGGACCAGCTTGAAAGCCTTGGTCTCGTTCAAATGCTCGATTTCAGCAGCGGTGGCGATGATCTGGTCGCCGGTGTCGATAGTCTGAGCAGAAGACGTATCTGCGGACTCAACGGTTGCGGGGGCCTTTTCCGTGAGGGACTCGACAGCTTCCTCTTGGTCATGGGTGGCAGGGGCGGTAGCGCCCCCTTTCTTCACCAGCTTCATGCTGGGAGAGCTAACTTTCACGGTCATACTCATTCTCCTAGACGTATCACGAACGGTTCAATCGAATGGGCTGGGGAATTGATCCCGGGGCTCCATACTTCTATTCTAGCGGTTTATTTTGGATTGTCAAATTATTTGTGCAATTAAGTGCATTTTTGCACAGCTAACCTGATAACCTCCGCCACTTCCGGCTGGCCCTTTAGGACTTCATCGCAACAAAGTGCTCTAGCAGCGGTGAATCGTTCCCCGGAACAGCACAGACCAAACATCGCCAATCCAATGGCGTCGGCGATATTGTTGGTTTTTGACTCGTGCCCCCAATTCTTGAGGACAGCCATCATCATTTGATCCTTGGCCGCGTTTCCCTTGCCAGTAACAAACTTCTTCAAGGAGTTAGGCGGCACAACAAGGTAGGGGACGTTCTCCTGATACAGGAAATACCGAATGACGGTACCCACCTCTACCAGTGTGGCAAGGGAATTGGCATTAGCAAACCCGTAGTTCTCAATAACCACGAAGTCTGGATTCAATTCCTCTATGATCCGGAGTACCCTGCCGGCAATAGCCCCACAACGCTCCATGCCTCTGAGCTTGGGGTAGTTGATTTCCCCGGTGTATAAGATGTTCCCCCCACCCTCTACTACGGCCACCCCTGTAAAGGTGGATACGTCAAGGCCCAGAACTTTCATTGCTCACCCAATCACTGTTTTGCCGGGGTGACGAGGTACTCCCGCCTCCATCCAAGTCAATGTTGCCGGATGTGCCCCAGAAAAGCAAGCCCCCACAGAGGAACACTGCTGTGCCCGCTTGGTTAATCCTGACTGACAGACCCCACAAGGCATCCCCTTCATGCCCCCGAGACGCCACCTATGCAACACAGTAGCCTTGGCTACGGGGGTCTTGGTAATGCTATCGTCCCGCTTGATTATGAACTCTTTGAATGGTGAGAAGGGGCTATCCTTGATACCAGCTTCGCGCAGGGTGAGGTCCTTGAACCCGAAGGACTTGCTCACGTACAGAAGGGTGGAGTAGGACGTATTGACTCTCTGGGAGATTCCATCTGCACTCTCGTCAGCCAACTGCATGTACAGGCTGGTCCGAAACTTATGTTCCGCGAGGGGGGCCTCCAGCTTCTTGAATTCATCCTTGTCCATGGTCTTGATTTCGACTATCCGGAGCTTGGGCTCCCCCATGTCAATGAACAGGTCGAGACCCCCGGAAACTCCAGAGAGTGGAGAAGCAAAGCGGGCCTCTTCATACTCCCATGACTTGTACCCACAGGAACAGGAAACCTTGGGCTCCTTCCCGAAGTGGGGGTGCTTGGACCCACAGACAGTGCATCTCCAAGACCCAACGGCTACGTCCCGCAACCAGTCGTTCCTCATGGCCTTTTCAATACTCCGGCCATGGTCAAAGGTGAGTCGGAGGGCCGTCCCCACGAACTGGTCTTTCTTCTTCCCTTTGTTGAGGTCGAGCAAAGCCCACTCCCGAGGACAGAACTCAAGTTCCTTCATTAACTCCGAGGCATGAATGGTGCCGTGAGGCCGGGGCTTTTCCCACCCGCATAGCCTCTCGTGGATCATGTCCTTCACTAGCTTGACGTTGTGGGACTTTGCTATAAGTAGAGCCACCTTAGCCCCCTACTAGCTGGGAGAAAATATGCTCTGGCACCATCACCCAGCGGTCTCGCTTCTCGGAGATTCCTCCGTCGTAAGTGAAAGTAATTGCAATGGCGGGGTGACGATTCTGCTCAAGGGCCTCCTGATAAATCTTCAGGCACCATTCCCGAGTTAGGCCGATAGAAGCCCCCTTGGTGGTCTTGCTTTCAACAAGGAAGGAGTACCCGGGGTTGTCTAGTTTCACGTCCCCCTTGGCCCCCGCAAGGGCCCCTGACCCCGGTTGCAATGTGCCTTTGAGCCGAGAGGCGAGGCTTCCCTCCGCCTTCCTCCCATGATGCCCACTGTCCCGACCATTGACCCTATCCATGAATGGGTTTCTGGTGGTCATTCTGCACCAGCTTCCTCAGTTTCTTCCTTGGGCGACATGCTACCCTTGGCAAGTACCTCGGTGATTATGGACGATTGAACCTCCATCAGCACATCATCGTTGCCGTACAGGTAGGACCGCACAGCATCCAGCGTGGGGTAACTGTCCCCGAAGAGAATCCACCCACCCTTGTCCCCCTTGTTCAGGTAGTCCAGTTCAGCGAGGTAGGACTTGAGTGTGGCCCAATCCTCAACGTGACCGGGGTGCTTGCCGCCAGCCTCAAGCATCTGCATGTTATAGACAGCCGTGGGGGCACAGATAGGCATCTTCCACTTGCGAATGATGATGCTGGTCTCTTTGTAGGAGGGCAGTACCGGATGGAGCTTCTTGTCCATCAGATTCTTGCCGTAAATGCGGACGGTGAAGCTAGAGGCGAACTTGATGGAATTGCCACCCGGCATGATCTCAGGGTCGCCAAACATCTGGCCTATCTTGATTCTGATCTGGTTGATCCCGATAAAAGCCGGTGGCATCTGCCCTTGGTTTCGCATCCGGTTGAAGGACACCGTAGCCTTCTTGAACAACTTGCCGATGATGAGAGACGCCCCACCGACAGAAGCCTTCTCAGCGGAGGACTCAATCTCATTCTGGGTGGATAGTGCCGCAATGGAGTCAAGGGTGACACAGAATACGTCAGAGGCGTACAGGAAAGCCTCAATCATATCCACGGCTTGTTCGGCGTACTCCGGGTGAATGACAATCAGCTTGTCCGTGTTCACCCCAAGGGCCCTTGCCCACACAGGATCGAAGGCGTGTTCAGCATCGACAAAGACCGCAACCTTATCGGGGTAGATAAGCTGACCCCGGCCAATGGCCTTGAGTACCACGTTCGTGTTGTGATTAACAATAAAGTTGTCAGTCATGTAAAGGTGGTCCCCACCCACCTCAAACCCGAAGAACTCCCCCGCCCCCACAGCATCCACAGTAAAACGAGAAGTCAGGCAAGACCCTGCACGACTACGCATATCTGGACGCTTGTATTCAAGTAACAACGGTAGCTCCGTGGGGTCGTCCATGGAGATATAAACAACCCACGAGTCAAACGAGTTGCCATTACAGGTTGTTTTTTTGAAGCTGGTACTAGCGTAATACCCGAGCGATTGAGCCAGCCACTGCACCTGAGCACACAACTCCTGATTGGAGGCATAGTAAGTACAGCTAGAGCCTGAACCCTTAGCCCCATCGGTATCAATGAGGCCAGCCAGCAAACCCAAACGGACTTCTCTTGAGTTGTAAAGGTAACGATCAGGGATATGCTTGTTGCCGAACAGATTGAAGCTGTTCATCACGTCCCTTAGATGGGTACCGACTATAGCGTACCCCGGACAAGGAGACTCCCGGTCATAAACACTAAGGGTTCCTCCAAGGTTGTCAGCGTACCCTTGGAGCCAATCAATTATCTCCTCAGAAGTTGAATACACCTGCATGTTGGTGGAGCTACCGTCCCCAAGCCACAGCCCAAGGAAGTATGGGCTCAATGAAACCTGCTTCGCTGGGAAATCAACCCCCACCCGGTAAATGTGGTGGTATATTTTCCAGTCTTTTGACTTGGTAAGGTAGTCTTTGACGGATACCTGCACCTTGTCCCCCTTACGACGGAATCCCTGATTTTGGGTGCAGACTAGGTGCAACTGATGGTCCTCATTGACATGGAAAGCACCTCCGCCCTTTACGGGTGTAATCCGGAAGAGGTCCCCGAAGCCACCTCCGATGCCCAACACGGTGCGAGGGGTTGAATCAACCCCCATGAGGATATCCCCCACCTTAACTTCTTCAACGGGCTTACTACCCCCGTTAAACATTAGAACTCTATCCCCCTTGGCGTGACACTTACCGGACGATTCTGGGCCGAAAACAATGGACACACGCCCCATGGGAAAGCCCCCACCACTGGCCAGATCAAACGGGAAAATCCCGGTAGGAAGGCGGGGGGTGTCCACGTAGTCATCGCTGCCTCTCTTGGCAATCGACGGGCCGTAATCCTTTTGTAGCTTCTTGGTTATCTCTGATGCACTGCTCATGGTGTTCCCTAGTGACCAACCTGCTCGGATACTTCCGACTGAATAGCGGAGATCTTGCCATCGACCCAGCCCTTGACTTCTTCATAAGTGTCCTCGATCTCCTCGGGGGTAGGAATGCAGGGCATGAAGAGCGAGACGGAAACCTTCAGGGACTCATAGTTCCCGAGGTTCTTGGTAAAGGCCATGGAGACTCCCACGTTGCAGGTAGCCTGTTCGGAAACAACCTCTGCAACCTTCTCCGATATGGACTCTGTGCCTCCCGAAGAGTACTGCTTCTCCACCGTGCCAACAGCCACATGACCCTTGACCATCTTGAGAGGGGTATGCGCCGGCTCAGACTCCGCCCCCTGCTGCATGTCGATTACTGGTGTGGCGGGGGTGCTTGACGGTACTCCTGCCACCTTTTTGATTACTTTTACGCCCATGACTACGACTCCCATTCGTTGTGAAGGTTAGCTGAGGCCGCTTGCACTGCGATTTCTCGTAGTGAATTGTTATAGCGGACCTGATCCATTACTGCTGAAAAATGCTTGAGAAGGGCCAACTGCCCCTGCGTGTAACACCGATGCTTACCCGGGATGGTGGGGGTGGGGATAATCCCTGCTGACTCCCAAGCCCGTATGGTCTTCTCACTCCTGTTGATAACTTGAGAGACGTGCCCCATACGAAATACCTGCACCTGCTCCCCATTGACATCCCTATACAACTTCTCCGTTGATACGGATGGTCGTGGGTTGCTCCTTCGGGCATTTCGCTGGCGGTCCAACACTGCTTCTCGGTAGGCGGGATCGGAGTGGTACTTGGCTTTTCGATCAGCATTGAACCCAACTTTGTTGGCTTCGTACCACTTGCTAAACGGGGTTTGTTCTCTTGACATCAAATACTCCTAGCTGTTCATGGTTGTTACCTCCTACCTAAGATGATACCAGATTGGTGCCGTTTGTCAATTCACTCTGGGAGTATCTCCAGCTTGGCACCTATGGACTTATACCATTTTCGTCGGACCCCCCAGTACCCATTGAGAACTGAGCTTGTGTCATCGAACAGGTCGAATATCACTGGCTCCAGTTTGTCGGGTAGGTACCGGAGGATTCTCCCCGCGATCTGGCGAATGTCACTCTTGGGGGTAGCCATCACGAGGGTGTCCAACCATGGAATGTCCGTTGCCTCCTTGGTCATCATGTAAGTAGCGAGAATGACCCGCTTGGTGTCCTTCACGACTCCCCGAGCAGCGGAGGTCAAGCCACCCACGTAGAACCCGATGTCTGCCGGTGGAACTCCACTGGAAACAAGCATGTCATGGAGGGTGTCAAGGTGGTCTTTCAGGTCCGATTGAACGAGGATAGTCCGGCCCTTTTTATAGGCCGCAGCGGTGAAAGCAGCTAGTTTCTTGTTGCGCCCAAAGTGATTGGATAGCATACGCACAACATGCGCTGCCTTCCCGCCATTGTGGGGAATCTGGATCATGGTGAAACTACCATCAGTCTGCCGACGCCTGACATAGGGCACTTCCCAAGGAGACCTCTGGGCAATGACCCGAGGTACCATGGGCATGGCCTCAGAGCGCACCATTATCGCCCCGATATGCGCCGCAAGGACCTCCTCCCTGCCGTCGCTTCTGTCCGGGGTAGCTGATATTCCCATCCTCAAAAGGGCAGGAACCCGGAATCCGCTCTGGGCAAAGTGATCTGCCCCAACTCGGTGACAGTTATGAACCACAACTCCATTGGCAATGAAATTATGATTCTCAGAAACCTCAATGTCGTACACCAGATCAGGCGTATCAATTGGGACTACAGAGAGTACACGTACTTTAACCCCCATGCCAAGGCTTTTGTCTTGGCTTCCTGTAAAGGGACTCTGAATTTTGGAGGGTAATTCATGTACTTCTTTACCTTCTGGCAGATTTCCTTCTGGCAGTATTCCCGAGTCCCTCTCTCCCCATCCTTCATGTGAATTTCTGCCCCGCATACTTTGCACTGTAAAACCCGTCCCCCTGAGCGAACCCCCTCTAGCTTGTACATCATGCTTGGAATCGTGAAGGGGGAAAGTTCCATCTTGAGAATACGGCTCGATTCTCTTGAAAACATTAGATAGAAGCCTTTGTGATCCCTCAGTGAGCTTTTTAATCCATAGCTTAATAGCAGGAATTGAAGGGACTCCACATCCTGCTTGGGGTATCTGTTTAGATAAAGGGTGATACACCCCGAGTGATTGGAACCATCGTCCATCACCCACCACGCCAGCCACTCCCTCCACGGAAGAGTTGCAAGTAATTGCACTGGTATTCTGCGCCCTTCCTTGGAGTATGTGGATTCCCAGTATGGAATTAGCCAGTCTTGTAGCGATGTTGCAAAATAGAAGCAAGGCCCTCCCCACCCGTGATTCTCCTCCTCTCGGGGGGGTGTGAGCACGTAGGGCTCTAGGAGTTTGAACTTCTCCATAACCAATGAAGTTTGATCTACCCCGTGTCTGACGCGCAATCTGACCTTGTTCATGGTCTTGCCAATTTGTGCAGAGGTATCCCCGAGGACAGTCCCTAGTAGCCATGCTTCCATTATTAAACTCCAAGTCTTTGTAATTCTTATAGTGGAAAGAATGCTCGGTATCGAGGAATAAGCAATCTGTTCCTAGTAAGTCTTGCGCCCGTACCCACCCACGACCAGTAAGGCACAGGTGCTCTGAGGTAAAGTCAAGATAGCCGTGCTCATGAGTTACACGCATCATTGGGTTTTTAGGTGGGTGCTCATGGTAAGCCAGAATTTCACGCCACTCATACAATCCTGTAGCAGTATTCATACTCAAAGCACTACAGTTGGGCTTGTAACGCACCAAATCTTGAATTCTTATTTGCCCTATGGATGTCGTTACAAGAGTGTCAGGGGCACCAGACTCGTCCCACACCACAAACCCGAACTCACGAAGGACACTCTCCGGGTACCGGGCTTCCTTGGACAACGATTGAATCATGGCGAAGACGACACTCTGACCAGCAGTCAAACAGGTGTCTCCCTGAATGAGACCGATGCCCTTCCCAACTTTCAACCCAAGGATAGCTTCAAAGGCTTCAATCCACTGGTCCCGAATGTCTTCCTTGGTCCCAATGACTAGGGTCTTCTTGCCTACCTTGGCAATGATGTCCGTAGCGCACCACGTTTTGCCAAAGCCAGTAGGGGCCTCAACCATGAAGTTCTTGCCGTGTGCAAGTAATTGCACGGACTCCTTGATAACCCGGGACTGCTCTTCATTTCGCGGAACAAAGGAAGAGTTGAACTTTGCCGGCAAGCCTGTAACCCGAAGGTCTTCCTGCCACTTTGTCACCATGTTACGAGGGACTAGCACCCTTCGGTGGTCCCCGGTGCCGAGTACCCGGGCAAGGCAGTACTCCTCCCCGTACTTGCTCTTGCGACGACACTGATCCAACAATGACTCGGAGTAGGGGAAGACGGCCCCCGCCCCAACAGATATAGCTCGTTCTTCCAACGCAGAATACTTGGCCATCAAGTTATGGGAGAGGTTACCCCCTCCCACCCTTCAATTACAGACTGTTTGCGTAGTCATCCGGGGAAGCGGACTCACTACCGATGGGAGCAGAGCCAGAACCAAAGCCCAACTTGCGGAGTTCCTTGGCGCTCATGTACATCTCGCCGAGAATCTTGTCGTAATCAAACGGCTGTGCCTCAGCCCCGTACAGGGTACCGATCTGCGGCGGGGTCTGATGGTGGAGGAAGTCGAACACGTTGCCCACAGAGGGGGACTTGTCCCCGGTGCGGGACACATCCACACGCCAACCAGCCAACCCGCCACGCTTGGCCGCGAGTACCGTGAGTGCCTTGATGGTTTCCCTCTTTGCCACGAAGAGACGGACCTGATCCTTGTAGGTCTTGTTGTCCTTCTTGGAGACATACGAGGAGTGGTCGATCACGCTCAGAACACCAACGTAGGAGGCATACAGCCCGCCTTCGCAGATGGGGCACGGCTCTTCATCCTGCGTGCAGATGTAGAAGTTACCCCACTTGCCGTTCATATTGACGTTGTGCTCGTAGAAGTAGGGGATGTCAAGCACCCCATCAACAACGATGCCGTCAAGGAAGGTAATGGAAGAGGCTACCCCCTCCTTGGTGAAGAACCGGGAGACTTTGCCAGCTTGGCGAAGCTCCGCCTTGTGCTCCTCCTGCGCGAAGGCTGCTTGAGCAGCGGCACCCTTCTTCAGGAAAGAAAGACCCGGCTTGGAGGGTGCATGGGCAGCAGGGGCCGGCGCATGGATGGCTTTGGCCGGTGCCGGTGGCTTGGGCGGGGGTGCTTCTTCTGGGGCTTCCCACGGAGGCTCGCTGTGAGTCTGAACCGGGGCCGGGGCTGGTGCTTGTTGGACAGCGGGTGCGAGGCCGGCTACGGGCTTTTTGGTAAGTTTTATTGCCATTGGAATCTCCTTGGTAGCGGATGATTGATGTCCTGATAGGACGGGTGCTGCTAGCTGATAACTCTCAGCTTGACATGCTCTTTCAGGTAGTTCTTGACGGTATCAACCGACATTGCTCCTGCGTCCCCCTCTTCATAGGAGGGGATGATATGTGTAATGGGTCGTCCTAAAAGGACTTCAGCTATTCTTTTTCTTGCCTCATCACCACCGTGACCATGATCATAAAAAGTAATGATGTCAGTAGCGTCTGCCATCCTGAGAACCTTCTCTTTGGATAGTCCGGACGTGAATGAAGCGGCTACGTTTTGATACACCCGCAACACACTGGCTAGGTCGAAAGGCCCCTCCAGTAGGATCACTGGCTTGTCCAAATCAACTGTGTCTTCGCCCATCCAGCAGTGAGAGTTGCGGTGTCCGTGGTATCCATACTGATAGTACCTAAGCGGATTGGATTTGTCCAATGCCCTGCCCTGTAGCCCCACAAGGTTGCCCTTTCGATCCCTGAAAGGAAAGGCGACACGACGTTGTACCGGATCAAATCTAACGTCCAATCCCTTCACAATAGGCAGTGGAAGACCTCGATTCTGGAGGTAGGTCATAGCCTCTGGAAACTTGGCTACGGGGTAGAAGGTTGCCAGCCATGACTCCGGGAATACGGTAGTCACACTCTCTTCAAATGTACCCTCCCCGTACTCTGGGATGGCGTACCCCTCCAAGGATATGTCCTCAAACTCCCCGAAAATTATCTCGCTGGCTAGGGACAATGAATACCCGGACCGGGGGTCCTTCTTCAGCTTGTTCGACAGGTAGATCAAAAGATCATGGAGGTCTCCTCCAAACCCGCAGGACATGCACTTGCAGAGGGACTTGGAATTCTTGCTGGACTTGACCCCGAATGACGGGTGTTTGTCTTTCCCGCCTCCGTGCCGCCAAGGGCCAAGGGGACAAGGCCCCAAAATCCAAGCAGCACGAGTACCCGTCCGCTTGGAGTTTATCAGGGGGAGAAGGGTATCAATCTTCTCAGGGGTCACTGTTAGCCGGTACCCTGTGCAATTAGTTGCAATCAGCCAAGGTACTTGGCGACAATCTTGCGACGGGAGCCATAGCCGGTGTTGTCCTCGACAACCTCTGCCATCTGCTCTGGGGTGCAGTACTTCTTCACGTCCGTGAGTGTGACCTTGGCGATCTTGTAGAAAGTATCCTGCCCAAGGAAGCCGGCCAGCTTGTAGGTATCCTTCAACTGTGACGGGTTGCGGGCAGCAGCGCCGATTTCCAGAATCCAGTGGGCACCCTTCACCTCCAAGGAATCAGTGGGCTCGTACTGATTGGCAAGTCGGGCCGCGAGTTCCTTCTGCACTTCCGCAAAGCGGGTGAAGATCGGATTGGCCATGGCAGCGGTGGTCTTGTCTTCCAAGTCCCCGTAAAGGTCAGCAAGCTGCTCAAGGGACATACCTGCGGGGTCCGTGAGGCCCTGTGCAGTGTCGGAGGTCTCTACCGGAGGCTTGGCTACCGGGGCTTTGACTTTGGTGATGGTGATGGACATGCTCTACTCCCTCTCAAAAAGTACCCGCTCAACGATCAAGTCGTCAGCCACAATGTCTTCATCTGACGGCTCAACAAACTGGAGGATTACGAAGTCCCCGTCCCGCGTCTCCTCGAAATCTCCCCAGCATCGGCTATGGTGAATATCAAGGAATTGCTCGAAATCTTGACTACTTAGAACAATCATGGGTTTCTCCGTATTCCATGACTAGATTATACCCGTTTTAATTTGTTTGTCAAATGGTGGGGCAAAAATAACCCCCTGCCACAGGTCGCGGGGAGTTTGCGGGTGGCAGGGGGCAGAAGTAACCGCGTGGTCGCGCAGTCATCAGAGAGAGAAACCACACAATACACCTCTAGCCTACAAATTGCAACTCCTCCGGTTTCTCTTCGATAACCTCACTGAAGTCCATGCCAAGGAAGTCCCAGTTTATCTTGAATGATCCGGTCTCCCCGCCACGGCCCTTGAGGATGCTGGCCGTGCGTTGCTTCTCTGTTTCGATTGTTTCGTCGTCATCAAGACCGACAACGATGGAAGCAAGCTGGCCAATGGCATCGGTGCCGTAGATGTCTTCAAGGGTTTTCTTCTCCACAGGGGCCTTTGGTTTCTTTTGCGGGCCTGATCTCCCGAACTGGTAGGAGGCCACAACAGGTATCCCAAGGTCGTTTGCCACCCGTTTTTTCAGGGCTTCGGCGTTGTCGGTGATACGCTCAAAGCGAGACACCTTCGGATTTGAATGCCCGAGAAGGTAAGCCCCATCCACCCACAGGCATGACGGTTTCAATTGCTGACAGTTGAGCAGAAGGTCATCAACCGTAGCCATGAGATTCCCATCCACTATCCACAGGGGGAGGGGTTTTGTCTTCAAGGTGGCTAGGATGTCCATCATGGCTTTGAATGCCTTGGTGGTCATAATCCCCTTCATCAGTTGAGTGAGGTTCTTCTTGGAGGTCATTGCCGCAAGACGTTGCCCAATGAGCGTGTAGTTCATCTCCATGGACACAAACAATGGCACCCGGTCACCCTGCCAAGCATAAATCTCAGTGTAGAGCCCCATGAAGGTTTTCCCGGAGGCTGGTCTCCCGACGAAGGCAGCGAAGTCTCCCGGTTTGAGCCCCCCGGACATTTCGTCAAGGGTGGGCCAGCCGAACATCATTCCGGACTTATCGCCCCCGGATTTGGCCAGCATGTACTCGGAATACACCAAGTCCTGAATGTCCCGGAAGTCAATGAGGCTGCACCTTCTCCGGGCGATATGCAGCTTGGAGGTACCGTTCATCAGAATCTCGAATGCCTTGTCCGGGTTCTCTTCCTTGAGAAGGTCTTGAACCTCGATCAGCAGCATCTTGATGTTGCTCTGGAGGTACCGTTTCTCCACTTGCTCCAAGTAGAACTTTGGAGGTTCAGGAGCATCAGTGAGGGCGTCACCTACGTACTCGGATATGGTTGATAGATCGGGTAACTTCCCGAACTTCATCAAGTGACCGTGAAGGAATTCAAACAGGACCTTCTCTGAGTCCTTGAAAAAATCACTCGTGAGCCCCATGGTACCGAAGGCATCTTTGTCTCCGGAGTACACGAGAGACGATAGCAACTTGCGACCAGCAGTTGACATGCTAACCTTTCAGCCTAAATCATGGTGTAGTGGGAGCGGATATGCTTTGCAAAAGCCTCCCCGTAGTGCTTCTCCAGCGCGGCCTCTGACCCGATGTAGAGCACTGTCTTCAAATTCTTGGCGAGTCGGGAGTACAGAAGCCCAAGCAGGGAGGAAGATTGCCACTGGGCAATGTCACCACCCTCACCTTTATCCAAACAAAAATTGGGAATGAGCAGGACGGTGGGGCTAGGCATATCCCCGGCCTTCAAATAGTGAAGGACCTCCTGCACGGTCATCATCCGTGCATCGATGTAGTTCCGGAGGCATGCGCCAGTCACCGCCATCATCTTGTCTTCAATGGGTACAGGGAAGACGCCCCGATAGCACAGACCGTGATCCTTTTCCACTCGCATACGACGCACCCAAGTTACCTCCTCTGGTGTGCAGTACTTTGACATCTTTGACCAGACAAACTCCGGTGGAATGCCGGCGTTGGCTGCATGGGTCTCAAGATTGAGCAACAGGCGAGCATGGTACTCCCGGTTGAGGATACCAATTTCAAATGCTTCTTCCGGTACAGACACCTTAGCCATGACTACTCCAAAACAATTCTTACCCAGACACACCCCCGCAACACAGACTCTATTCTGACAGATTACGGGCGATTGTCAAAGCCCGCTTTGCTCGGCCTTCCAAGCCAGAAGTTCTTCCATGGTCATCTCCTTGTCTTCCTCGGGAACGGGGTCGGGTACCGATGGTGCAGTTACTTGCACTGCCTGTTTTGCCTTGAACATCACCAGCTTCTTGGGAGGCGTGTCGGCGATATGCACCTCTTTGCTCTGGGGTCGAGCAACCCAGAAATTCTTGGCCTCTGCGCCATACCGAAACAAAAACTCCACGGTAGGTTGCAAGGGTGTTTTGAATGCCCCGGCGTTTGTCTCGCAGTACTTGGTGTAAGCGATCCACTTCTCCACAACATAGGCGAGAATCTCCCGGGTAACGTCCGGTCCCCAAAGCTCAATCAACCGCTTCATGTTCGCGGATTGTTTCAGGGTCCACTTCTTCTGGCACCCGACGTTCTCATGGAACTCCGGGACCGTATTCACCCAGAGCAGGTACAGGCCAGCGGGAGATACTTGGTAGTCGTCAGCAACTTTTGTGACTCCCTTCAGGTTGGCCAGAATGGTCTTGCTGGAATCGTGGGCCTTGCCCTTGGTTGATAGTGGAACTGCCATTACTTCTCCCGGTTCATAAGTAAGCGATTGGACTTCGGTTGCGTCACTGACGCCCTGTAGTAGTTTCTGTGTAGTCTCTGTGTAGTCTACTGTTATGGACTCGTTACCAGTAACAGGGTAAGTGTTACACGTAACAAGCGGGTTGTTGTCTGTAACAAGGGGGGTGTTACCAGTAACAAATGGTCCTCCAGACTTTACTAGGATCAGGGACAAATCCGGGACATCATTTATCGGCCCCCTCCCTTGTATGGCAAGGAATCTAAGGTGAGTGACCGGATTTCTCCCGAGCATGAAAGTGTCTATCTCCACTAGGCCCACTTGTTGGAGCAATTTGAGACCCCGGCGAACCTGCATATCGGATAGACCACACTCCCGCCCCCAATCAGAAACAGCCTTGGCTATCCACCACTTCCCTTCCCGATACACCCGGAGTTTTGAAGCTCCATTCTTGGCCGGTGAATACCAGTAGTGAATCTGGGACATGAGCAAGGTGGCCACAACGTCCCCCAAGACTTCGTGGTACTCAAGTCGATAGAGGATTTCCTTACTGCTTTTGGGCTGGTCCATGCTCACCCTCCAAGTATGCCTTCATACCTGCCCGCCCAGATTTGGCATCGAACCCTTCCGTAAAGTAGTCCCAATTCATCTGGCTAGACATGCTTGGTGCGTTTTCCCGAACAAGACGTTGAGCAATGGCCTCCATTTCAAGGGCGTTGTGCTGCATGTGCTCCAGTGCTTTATCCACCAGCCACGCCACTGTCGAGTGCGCGAGTGGAATCCCCATCTCATCCGTCAGGACTTTGTACTCCTCGTTGAAATTAACTGCGGTGGTCATCTCTACTCCAACTGATAATCCCAAGTACCGGATGGTAGTCCGATGCCTCGGGGGAGGGCCCACGAGCCCCGCCACGGGCTTTTAGAGGCGCGGGTAGGGGGTAGGGCACCCCCGGAGGTTTAGAGCCCCAGAAGGCTCCCAAAAAGGAGGGCACATATCTGGGTCAGTCGCCACTGTACTCTCTCCAATGGTGAGGTGCCCGGAGGAAACCAGAATAGGTGCCACCATGGGAGTTCATGCGGAGGGGTCCTAATGAACCACCTTCCCGGAAAAGGAGTAGACAACTGCGCTTTTCGTGGGGTCTCCGTAAGCCGCACTGACAGCCTTGGATACCTCCTCTTCGACAAGAGCCTTGAACTCATCCTCAGTGATTGACATCTGAATGCCCGGGAGTTTTTCTTGGATCAGCCTGTAAGTGTTCTCAGGCACCTTGTTGTTTTCCAGAATTTCCATGATACGGGCCAAATCCCCGACGTAAGCAGGGACCTTAATCCTACCGAAAATAGAGACATGAGCATAGGAGTGTCCTGTCCATGACACATCTGGCCATAGTTCCTTGACGTAGTTGTGCAAGGACATCAGAGCCACCACACCGTCAGGGCGCTCCTCTACCCTGATACGGAAATACACGACGGTACCGCCTTCACTGGCAGGATTGACCCCGAAGCGGATACCGATGGCCAGATGCTCATTAGTGGCGATGATGGGGAACACACTGCCAGTCTCAGGGTTGATAAGGTTCTTGGGTAGTTCAGTGGTCACAGGAATTCTCCTTCAAAAAGTTCCACTTTGTTGGCGGCAGTTGCCGTATTGGGCTCGTTGAACTCAAGGTCAATGCCTTCAAGTTCCATGACAATGCAGGGGTCTTCTACGGTGTTGCGGGCCCGACTTCTGGACCTGTTCCTTGTCTCCGTGGGGGCCACTATTCGGAATCTGAAGCAAAAGAACCAAGCGCTCTTGGTACCCCCGTCAGACATTTTAGCTAGGGAGGGCTGAATCCAGACCCGAATGCCCCCCACAAAGTCATCATGGGTGGCAATGCAGTGAAAAACACTCCGGGTTCTCGGATTCACTATCGACTCGTGAGGCGTGAGCGGTCCCTTTCCCCGAAGCTGAGACAGTGCGTCGGCAACAAGAAGCTGCACAAACTCCCGACGTGTGGGGTGGAATTCAAAGGCCGGAAACAGTCGGCAGAGGCCGTCGTACAAGTGTTCCAGCCGCCCTGACTTGATGAGATTGCTCACGAAGTACTCTGGACTTTTGGTCGCAAGGTCATGGAAAATCTGCTTTGCGAGGCTGACGTGAATCCTAGAACCCCCTGTCCAAGTAACCCCGGGGAAGGCGGCGCTTGCAGTAGAAATGAAGGTGGTATCTTTCATGCCGCTTCTCCCAAGGACACCAGTTCCTTGACATAGGCGTAAGTGACTTGCGTCAGCTTGGCCTGCGGAACCGGCAGGTTGTCGGTGTACATGAGCTTGATGCGCTTCTGCAACTCGGGGTAGTCCTCCGGTGCCACAGAGTACCCGAGGTCCTTAAGCATGGACTCGAAAGCTCCCTTGGAGAACTCATACCCTTCGGAAGAGGATTCAATCCCAAGGAACTGCATGGTGGCGTCGATACGACCCTCCCGGTACAACTCAGCCGGGATGCGCTTGATGTCATTGGTCGTCATCACCGTGAAGACCTTGGTCTTGTGTTCAGCAAGCCACCACAGAAGCTGGGAGAGCAGGGAGGATGTCACCCCTGAGTCCCCCTGACTTTGGAAGATTTTCTCAACCTCATCAATGAGGACAACGCAGGGTTCAACGGTATCGACCTGTGACAAGGCCGCGAGAAGGTTGCCCTCAGATTCACCCACGTACTTGCCCTTCATGGCCCCGACATCCATGCGATACAACGGGACGCCGAGTTCAGAGGCAATGTACTTTGCGGCAAGTGTCTTGCCGGTACCGGGAGGGCCGTCGAACAGGAGGCCACGAGGAATCAGGGCATCATGCACCGGATTCAGGAAGAACGTGGCATTGTTGCCCATCCAGAACGACAAGTAGCTGGGCGTGAGGTAGTACTCGATCTGCGTATCCACCGGACTGATGCCCTTGAGGTTCTTGTAGCCCCGGCGTGTTTCATTGACCCCACGGGCTGTCAAAGACTCGTCCCGCGTCATGGTCAGCTTGGCAACCTCACCGACATCCTTGAGAGTCATGCCGCCGAAAGCAGGTAGCAATTCGTCCGGGTCCGGGGAAATATCTTTCAGGAAGCGATGCACAAGCTCCTTCGGAGGAACAAGGGTGCCACCGTCGAACTGAAGTACCGACTTCTCTGTATTCACAAAGACGATGGTCTTCTCGTTATCCACGCAGAAGTGGTACAGCTTCTTGAGCGTCTTGCAGTCCGAAGACGTGTAGAACAAACGCCCGGCAGGGACCTTCAGTTCAGAGGTCTTGGTGATCTCCAGCGGGATGTTCAGGGGCTTGAATTCTTCGCCCCCGGCAAGGAAGACCAACACTTCCTCGACATTGATTACGTCATCCGTGAGGACATGGATCAGGGGGAGCCCAGCTTTGAGGGCAAGAGGGAGCATTTCCACGTATTTCTCCTTAGACTAGGTTGATGTGGCTAGCGAGATAGGTCAGGGTAGCTTGGTACCCGAATTGATCCAAGAGGGCCCGCAATTGATCTTTCGCCTCTTGGCTTTTGGCAAAGGTAACCAACCGATCTGCATCAATGCACATCTCGATGGCATCTTCGTTGTCTGGGTGGAAGTCCTCAACGTCTGGGGCAATATCATTCCAGACTTGTAGAATGGCTTTTTTAAGGCAATGCGGTACTTGAGTGGCAGTAGTCATTTTCCCCTCCGTGGGTTGATTAGGTACAGCCCCTATTGTACCCGTTTAAGTTGGTTTGTCAAATGGTATTTTGCTAGAGGGACTCCGGCTCATCAGCCCCATAAGGGAAAAATTCGCGGATGTCTCCCAACCGTGTGTTTGGTCCATGGGTTTCCAGCTCCAGAAATGCCTCAGCGTGCCACACCGGCCTCCAGTCTAGGTTGGGCACATCGTTGCCGGGGTAGTCGATCACATTGCAGACCTCCGGGAACGCAGACAAATTGTAGTGCGTCCGACAAGCCATGGGCCTGACTTCGTATATAGAGCACCTGTTATTTTTAAGGAACGGGCAGACCGTACCCATGTACTTGGTGACAGCCGCATCCCGGGGGTCCTCAAGAGCCGCCAGATCAATTGCAGGAACGGGGCGGGCCTTGATACCCAAGTGCTTGGCAATAGCCGCTGCGTCCGTCCCAGTGATCCCCACGGCCATTTTGCAACAATGGGAACAACCCTCCTTGCAAGAAGAAACAGGGGCCACGATTGCAGCTACCTCTTCTCGGATGACTGCTAGACGCTCTACCCGTTTCCGGATGGGTGCAATTGATTGCAGTAGCCCATCTGCCTCTTTGAAGAGGTTGCGTATCTTCAGGGAGTTAGACCCCAAGGCTTGTATGGACCTTTCCACTGAGTACTCTACAAGTTCGGGGGTAGCGCCCGGGGGGTGGATACAATTGCTCATTACATGCTCCCAATCAAAAGAGGCACCCGAAGGTGCCTTGTTCTACAAGCCCGTGCACCTCTGGATAGCTAGGCCAATGTCAGACTGTCGGGCCGTGATAGCGAGTTGCTCCCGGGTGAGGTCCAGCATCGCGGAATTGAACCCCATGAGAATCTCGTTCTTGGCCCGAAGGATATCAAGAGACTTGGTTGCAAGATGCTGGCTTTCAATCAGCAAGTCGAACAAGGTCTCTACCGGGGTCGGTTTGGGCGGAAGAGGTATCACGTTACTCATCAGAGTTCTCCACGGGAGCGAGACCCCGCGAGGCCCGCCGCAAGTTTTCCAGCTTGCGGAGTGCGCCCTTGGTGTAGCACTTCCCGTAGCATCACTATCTGCTTCTGCGCTTCGATCAGTTGCGCACGGACATTTGCCACAACCTCGACCACCCCAAGTACAGGACCGACAACTTCACCTATTGCTGCTTCGTGCATCTTGGCAACTACCGCGCATGCTGCACGATACGCATCATTCTTGTCGG